TCAAACTGCATACTATCAAACACCTTCAATAAATCAGTCATTTAGTAATTGCTTTTTAGATGGTGATACTTCGTCCTCATCCTCTGCGGCTTCCTTGTTGACCGCAGACGGGTCGAAGTCCTTCTCGTACTTCATAATAAGTGCTTCACAAATCTTATCGTATAACGCACTCTTACGTGTTTGGTCAGCTTCAAGGAACGTTGGGAATTCCTTACCTTGGAACTTTTCGTCCTCATAAGAATACCAGGCACCAGATTGCTTGATGATGCCGTTCTCCTTCAACACATCTAACCAACTACTGTAATCGTCAATACCACGATTAAAGTAAATGTTGAATTCAGCTTCACGATACGGCGGACCCAAACGATTCTTGGTGACCACTGCCTTTGTGGTAATACCAATAATGTTACCCGCTGAATCCTTCAACTTACCAATCTGTGACAGACGGATACGTGTTGATGCGTGGAATCCGATTGCCTTTCCACCAGAGGTGGTGTATGGGTCAGAGAACGCAGGAGCGTTCATCTTCAAACGGAGTTGATTGGTGAATACGAGCGCAATCTTTTCACGACCAAGAAGATTGGTAATCTTTCTCATTGCCTTACTGATAATGATGGACTTCGCAGTTGCGTATCCGTCCTTATTAAAGTCTGCTGCCATTTCCGTCTTAGTGGAAGCAGCGGCAACGGAGTCAACCACAATCGTGACCAACTTATCCTTCTTACCAGACGCACGAACCTTCTCAATGATATTCACGACTGAATCAAAAATATCTTCAACAGTATCGTGTTGAACATAAACAAGCTTCTTCATATCTACACCAACTGCGGAGAAGAATTCATCGTTCACTGCATTTTCGGTATCAATCAAGACCGCAACACCACCACGCTTCTGTGTGGTTGCAATCAATGATGCACCGACGAGTGACTTACCAGATGCTTCTAATCCAGTCAATTCAGTAATACGACCAGCTGCAATACCACCGTGGGGACGATTACTGATTGCGATATCCAACATTGTATTTCCCGTGGAAATGAAATCGGTCAAATCCGTAGGAGTTTCTTCCTCACCATCAAGGAAGTATGCAACTTGTCCATCCTTGTACAACTTATTCAAGCTATCAGCGATAACTTGTGCCAGTTCGTCACGTTCTACGGACGGAACTGCTTTCTTTGATGATTTTGTTTCTTTTGCCATATGATTCCTTATATGTAACAAAACACGCCGAGTATTGGGTAGGTGTTAGCTACCCAATACCACAACGTGTCTTTGGTTAATTAATCGTTGAACAACTCGTCAAACGCATCAACAGCGTTCTTGACGTTCTCCTTTGGAGCAGCTGCGGTAGCAGTAACTGCCTTAGGTTCCTCTGCCTCACGGGCAGGAGTGATGACCGAATTATCAGGGTCAAGGTACTTCTCCAACGTGACCTTCAGTTCGTTATAGGTCGGCTCAGTATAGAGCTCCTTAATATCGGGCTGTTCCGACAACCAGAGCTTCATCTGAGCAGAATCAGAAGAAAGCGGAGTCTGTGACGGCTTGACCTTCACCGAAGTCTTAGCGAAATTCGTATCGCTCTTCTCCTTCGGGATATACTCAACTACGATGTCACGACCCGTCTTAGGGTCGGTGATATCGCCGTAATCGGGGTCAGAGATATACGAAAGAAGTTCCTGATAAACCGTCTTACCGAACGAATAGAACCGAACACCCTTATCCTCTTCACCACGAACGATGACAGGGATATAGGTACGGAGCTTCGGCATGAACGGACGAGCCTCGGCGTAACGTTCCTTCGGATCACGCGACTGGTCAGAACGCAGGGCATCAGCAAACTCCGCAATCGGGTCACGATTACCATACGAAAGTGGCGAGAGATGGGTCTTGTTACCTAGATAGTGGAAGTAGAGTTCGATAAAGGGATTCTCGGGGTTATCCTTCCACGGGACGATACGGATGACGGTCTTTCCTTCCTTCGGCTTCCAGATTGAAGCATCGCGGTCCCCACCGCCGGTACGCTTGAAACTGTTGAGCTTACTCTTTAGTGCGTTGATGTCTAATGCCATTGTACTTCTCCTTTTGTTTAGAATGTTTAAGGGTGTTTATTGTGATATACCCCAAGTAGGAAGAAGTATACCACGGATTGTTTAGTTTGTCAAGTCCTACTTACTAAAAGTTTAATATTTCTTTTATTTTGGTTTTAACTATTTTTAATTGGCCGTGCGCTGTGACTAAGATAGAATTCTTTAATTCATCCCAATCAATACGATAAGACTTATCTATCTTACCGCCGTTCTTACTTGCAATTAATGCGTTTAATGCATTAATCGTATATATTGTATTTGTTTGCTTCTTTCTGTGTACGGATATAGTGGATGCTGGTGGTGCATAATGTTCTTTTAATGAACCGACAATAATATTGTACGTCAAAATTAATTGATTCGGGTCATCTATATTTTCTAGAACATATATGTTATTGAATGCTAATGTATAGGAATTCTTAATAAGGTTTACATTTTCATCCAACTTATCAGCTGCTATAAAGGTACATAACAATTGAGTTTCGTTCATAAGATACCTATAAAACGGTTATAAACCAACTTCTTATAAGTATCTAATTGTATCCAATAAACTATATTTTTAAAGACAGTTCGTTATAATTTTGACCACGATATTGACGAACAGGATATCCACCCTTACTCAATGTTTGTGCGACATTTTCCATAATATCCAATTCATCATTTGGGACATCCAGTAGGATAGCGTCATAGGTATACAAAATGACCTTAGATTTAAACGGTTCCAGATATTTACAGACGTTATGAACTCTTGCAATAGCTTCCTCAGTCTCCGTCAATTGCATCATATAGTTAAATACCTTATTACTAGTCGGTTCAAACACCGATATTTTACGACCCGTTCCTGACAATACAAATCCATTCTGACGGTATTTCTCCCACAAATCCGACGAATACTCCTTGAGCCTTTGGAAGAACTCTACACCACCCGTATCGTCGCTGTACCCATACATCAGACTGAAAGTACGGGACTTGGATTCTTCATATTGTTCTGGGGTGATTTCATCCGTCCCATAATACTGTTTGGCAAGGAATTCGTGAACAGATGTTTCTGGAAGTTGGTATCCAATCAGGTCTGCCGCAAGACGTAGATGGAACGCTTCATAGTCAAACTGAACAAGAGTTCCGTTCTCTCCAAACCGACTGACAAACTTCTCACGGGTACCATCGTTCTTATTGAGTGCGGCAAAGTTGATACCATTGAAAGCGTTACTCGGACGACCTGTAGAAGTGTAGATGTTATAATCAGAATACACGAACTGATTGTCAGTAGTCCAGAGTCCTGCTTGTTCAATCTTGGTCAATGTAGGAAGTGTAACATCGTTGATGAACTCAAACGCAGATGTTTCTTCCGTAGATTGGCATCGGTCGTACATATGCTTACAATGTTGTAGGAACGCCTCTGCCGTTTCTATCCATGAAGTCAACGGGATACTGTAGTGGAGATTCTTGAACTTGAACTGGCTCTTAATCTGGTGCATCGCCATCGTGTAGTATTCCCGATACAACGGAATCACATCCCCGTTCAAATGTATCAACGATGCCAAGTCAACTACATTCTTTGCATTAGTCAGTTGTTGTAATTCTTTTTTATGAAGGGTGACCAACTTATACGCATCACTCAAGTCTATCTGGAAGTGTGGGGCATCGGGATGATTGACTGATATAGTATACGAGGTTCCGTCATCAAAAAGAAAGTGGAGTAAAGCAACACGATTTTGTGAGGAGTGCAGAAATGCGTCAACCGCCACGGGATAGACATACGTAGTCTCACCCCGAAGACGGTTGGTCAGTTGTTCTAATTCTGTCTGTGTCGTAATAACCATTGGTTCCTCAATAATATATTATAATTGAAATATAGTATTGCGGGGTATGTTTGTCAACCCCAGTTATGGCCATCTTGCTAACATTTCATCTCTAAATGCATCTATTTCAGCATAGGTTCTTGATGAAGTAAATATTGCTAATTCTTTTACTGTTACTGGCATATAACCTGCGCCAGCTGATGTTGACCTTCTTCTAGCTAAATAGATTCCAGAACCACTGGTCCATGTAAATCTATTATTATAGGTTCCCGAATATACTGAGAATGTCGCTTTAATGGTATCATTATTGTCGGTATATACTAATGGGGCAGAACCACTTTCAAAATTAAACCATAACGCTGTCACACTTGGGACATTGATATTTGTTGTTGTTCTAGCAGCATATCTTAGTGCCGCGGCGTCACTGGGGTCGTCTACTATATACCAGTTAAATCCACCACCAGGAATATACGCGCCTAGTTCCGCTATGAGGTCTTGTGTTCCACCAAGTAAAGTGTCAGCTGTTTGTAGTGAAGCTGTAGGTAATGCGTCTATTCTCATTAACACGTGTGTTGCTGCGATATCACTACTTAAGTTCGAACTCAAACCAAATCCTACACTACCTTGGAATACTGCTCCTGTTTCTGCACTAGCGGTGGTTACATTCGAAAGGGTAAAGTTATATCCACCATTATACGCAGTCCACGAAGATGTGGTTAATCCACTATCTGCTCTCCACCAATAGTCGGGTCCGATAATTGGTGCAGCAGTTGTTGTAGTTGTAGTAGATGTTGTAGTTGTAGTAGATGTTGTGGATGTAGTGGTTGTAGTTGGCGCAGCAGTTGTTGTAGTTGTTGTAGTAGATGTAGTAGTTGTAGTTGGTGGTGCTACAATAGTAGGAGGATTTTGTATACCAATCTGATTCATAGAATTACTAATTACATAGTCATCTCTAACAGGATTATTCTTACCTTGAAAATATTCTAATGGATTACTTAATACTCTAGAAAGTCCAGGCATTCGTGTGTTATAAAAGTTTATGGAAACAGAATTTTTATGTTGCGCACCAAAAATTACCGTACCTGATTTGGTTCGTATGTCGTTTGCATTTCCGTCGATAACCCATGCCAACTCAACCTTCATATATAAACTATCGTTTTTAAAATATAAGAATTGACTCCTATCAACTTCGGTTATTTCCTTTGTTGATATATGTTGAAGAAAATATCTATTAATTGTGCCAGAAGTGACGTCAAATGAGTTTATTCTGGGACGAGTATAAATTGGTGACTTGGGCATAAATTAGGTACCCGAACTTCCTGCAGGAGATACTCTAAGAGATTTTCCTTCCTGCAAGAGTTTCAATAGTAATGGTGCTGTTTGTCCACTTCGGCCTATTCCACCGTCCGACGAAATATTATTGCTAGTTTGGAATATTTTTAACGCTGCTCTAGTTTTTGGTCCAACATTACCATTTACTGGGGTAATACCATTATCAGTTTGGAACTTCTTGATTAAATCTGTCAATTGTGAGGCAGTTAATGGTATCGTAACTTTCTTCCAGTCTATTCCCTGTTGACCTGTATTACCTACGGTGGAAGGTGTAGCAGAGGTTCCTACACAGATGTCGTACTCTCCAGATGTTGCCTTATCAGGTCTAAATCTAAATCTTCCTTGAAGTTTAGTAATCCAACCGGCATTCGTAGTAAACTCATGTGTAATTTTGGTTACCACATAAAATCCTCTTTCTAAAATAGATGGAACTCTGTCCACTAAGAATGATTGGAATAATTCAATACCACCAATACCAGGTAGGGTAACATCTACTGTTGTTTTTGTAAGATTAGAACTATTAAATGCATGTGCCACAGCGGGCGCTCGTCCTTCTTCTGCGTTGGTAGAATCTAGGTTCAGTGTCTTTACCATTGTAGCTGGATTTGGTTCTATAAATCTTAATGCGGTACCTAAATCTGCGTATTGTCTTACTGTAGATATTGCGTTCCCGTTACCCAAAGTATTCATCGCCACTGTAATACTTCTACTTTCTATAGCGGAACTCAGATTGCTTTTAAGAACTCTTAGTGAGTTTAACGCAGACGCAACCGCCGCATTACCACCACCACCGTGTTGACCACCCATACTGTTCGAAATACCAGCATCAGATTGTAACCACTGTATGGTAAATGCTTCTATTGTACTAGCTTCATTAACAGCGGATTGTCCAGAGGTATTTGGTGTACCCGTAACTCCTTCTAATTTTAGTGCGGCCAACACCTCTAAAGATTGTCGACGTATTTTAAGTTCCAGTGCAGCGATGTCTATATCTGCCTCACTTGTTTCACCATCGGCTACACACGGTCCTTCGTTCTCAAGACATATCTCATTTACTCTACTGTTACAATTAATATATAAGTTATTTAACAAAGAAATATCTTTTAATTCTTCAATATTAATTGACTGTAGTAAACTTTTTTGCGCTGGTCCACCTACATTCGCAATTGCTTGTACCGCAACTACTTGTGGTAAATTAAATTCTACATTTAAGTCGATTAAATCACTTCCTAATTCTCCATCATTAAATATTTTTGTTTTTCGATTAAACATATAAATATATTTCGGACGTTCCACTATGGTCGATGATTCCGCAACATATCTACTTTTTGGTATATCTAAAACGCTGTTTAATGGAGAGTTTTGTTCATCTTCTTCTAAATCTATCCAGTTTTTTATTTTGTTGTAAGTTGCAACTTTTGAAGGAGGTTTAGACAATCCCATGTCTATCACATGCATTCCTGGATTATTTTTATCTGTCGAATATAATTGTAAATTCCAAAATCCTTCTGTGGCATCATTCATCATATTTAATAAATTGTCCAGACCCGCAGATAATGTATCCGCAGATGAAAACGCCTGCTTTATGGCCGCAGTATTTAACCACACCCCTCTTGTCAAAAATGAAGCTCCGGCCTTTGTATTTACATCTAATAGATTTGTAAACGGTACTGATGCTCTAGAAATAAGTTCATCGATATTTTTTATAGAAAAAACGCTGGGACTACGCGTACCACTCTCCTGTCCTTCCGTTCGTTCTTTATCCACACCTTTCATCAGTAATTGAAATCTAGGATAATCTTTTGACTGTTCATATTTTTGTTGAGCAGCAGGATTATAGATTATCATTACTCCCGGGTTAGTTGATCGCAAACTCGGATGATATCCTACCTCGTTTGCATATAAATTTGGAGTATTACGTAGTTCTAGTGCGCTAGGTTCTGGTACAATTCTTGGTAGTGCTAAAGTAGAAAAGTTTTCTAATGGTTCGTTGTTAATATTGGATGCAACACTAACTAATCCATACTTTTTGTCGTGTAAAATTTTTTCAATAAAAAATCTCCAACTGACATAATATTCGTTTTCTCGTGTTCCTCCTTGAGTAGACCCACCACCATTTGAATCTGTTTGACTATTTTTTATAGGTACTATTTGGAATCTCCAATCACTTCTACTTCCTGGACCATATTCTTTGAGTAATCTCGAAAATGAATTATCTTTCCAAGCAGAACCGTTACTAAAATATTCTTGAATATCCATTGTTCTACACCCGTTAGTAGGGTCGGGACAAGTAGATTTCACACCAGTGTGTCTTGTTGGTAATTCAAATTGTTGTACAGAGTGTACAGTAAGTGAAATTTCATATATATTATCTTTTGTATATTTTAAATTAAACTTTACAACATATCCTAAAAATAATTCATAATTACCATAATTACTATGAATGTAATCATAAATAAATTTTCTCTGTGCAATAACAGATGTCACTAAATTAGAAAAATAGTTTGTTATTTGTTCTTGTGGTTGTTTCCAATTAAAAGTTTTTAAATTTGATTCTTCGAGATTAGGTATTGCACTTCTTCTCCCCAATTCCAACACAACTCTGGTGGCAGGACGTAAGAAATACCGAAGTAAGGCATCTACTTGACCTACTGAATAAGCTAAAATTTTTAAATCTGCTTTCACTAATCCACCACGAACGCCCATCGGACCTGCCGTTCCACGATCGACGGTTATTTGGGAGATTCCAGGCACAGGTATATTTTTTTGGTCTGTTGTATTGTTTTCTTTTACTAATATGCGGGTTTTTTCTTTTCCGTCTTTTCCTGTTTGTGCAATACCAATTATACTTCTATTATTTTTAGTACTATATATATCGTCGAAATCAACAACTTCTTCACCATGGATACCTAATGACGGACACCAAGCAGATACTACATTACTAGGTAAATTTTCTGGTAAAATTTTTGTTAGTGATGTAAGTTTTACAAATGGGGTATAAGTATTAACTGTATTTGCGGCTATTCGGCGACGTGTGAGTTCATATTGTATATTTGGATGAAATGATTCTAATGAATGTATGTACGGGGTAATTGACGCATTCGGACTACTATCAGGTTGATTGATAGTAGCGGGTAATAATGTACTAGTTTGACCAACAGCCGATGGTATGTAATTTAACCCACAACCGACCTTCCAATACAGATTTATGGCAGTATTACCTTTGGTTTGACCTTGTATAAACCCTTGTTTGAATCTTCTTGCCCCTCCTCTATTACCAGGAACAGTTTCAGTCCATCTTAAAAATTCTCTTTCGGCATTATCCGCAATAAAACCCGCGACTATTGGTTCATAATAACGTAAAATAGCAATGGTTGACTCAGGTAACGACGATTCATCAGTTCTATTTACATATCCACCTGCAATACCCGCTGCACTACTACCTGGTCCTACTCTGTTTCCACCAATCATTTCAAAACCAAAACCCGCCGCCCGTGTCACTATGTCTGCATGACCCTCACCCGACAACACAGGTGACCGAAGTGTGACACTATTAGTACCTCGTAGTTGAACAATAATATCACCTCGTTTTACTGATGTTGGGCGTTCTCCTGCGGGAAATGGTTCTAAAACTGACCATCCTTTATTGTCTTTGTTGTAAATAGATGGGTTTTTGCGTATTTCTTCTGTGTACGTCATGTGGTTGATTGCTATAACCGAACCTTCATCATTGGTTCTTCTATAGGCTCTTCTCTGTGGTGGAACAGTTTCACCAAATGATACTGCAGGCCAAGGGAATGCTGGATATGTTTGTTGCAGTAATTTTACACAATACGAGATAAACGCAGCACTCCAATACGCATCACTTATTATCGGTTTGTCTGACATATTAAATATTTGGAATGAATAATGTGGTACCAATTGGTGGTGCAATACGTCCGTCTGCTAAATTATTAGCTTTAGCAAGTATCCACCAATAGCTAGTAGTATTATAAAATTTATAAGCTAATGTATCAAATCTATCACCGTCTTGGGTAATATAATAGTATGGAATATCCTCGTCGGGAATTCCAGTCGGTATAACCGTCTTGTAGTACGGAATGTTTTTTGTATCGTCTATTTCTGGTGTAGTGGTATATCGTTCCATAAGTAATTATAATCTAGAAGGTATAGAAGAAAACCGTGGTTCTACTATACGTGGAGTAAACGGTGTTATTCGAGGCGAGGGCGTCGGAGTAAATCGTGGAAATACGTCTCTTGCTGCAGCTTCTAATCCTGGTAGCTCAATACTTTGTAATCGTTGTCTTTCCGCCGCTTCTTCTGCTGCCATTGCTGCTTCGCGTTGTGCTTCGCGTTGTGCTTCGCGTACTGAAACATTTTCGGTAATACCATAGAATGCAGTATTTTGGAAACGACTTTGTTTTTCGAACAAGCTGAGTTGCATAGTGACTCCAATAACCATTGGAACTTCTTGGTCTATATCAAATGTTGTCGATTCATCTAAGAAATCATAGTCTAATGTTTCAATATAACATGGTTGATTTCTATAAATTCCTCCGATTGTAACATACATTAATGGTGGAGTCATAAATCCATTTTTAATTCCAGAAGGAAATGCCATACCGGTTAAATAATTCACACGTTTCCAAACATTATCTATTTCGTCTGGTCCAAATGCCGCTAAATTAAATGATAGATTTAATCCTCGTTTAACTCCTCCATAGGTAACAAATCGTTCTGTTCTTCCGACATATCGTTGTTCATTAAATTCTGGTTTTACATTTTCTTTTATGGTCGTTATGAATGCACGAAATGTAACAGTGTCAGTTGTTGCACCACCAGTTACTCTACCAAACCTAAAATTAATAATATCCGTTTTTTGGTCACCAGCACCGGTTATTGTTACAGGAGCAAGATTTACCTCTGCAGTATTAGTTGCTGTTTCTGTAGGAAGTGACTGATATATTTGGGGAACTTGTAATTTTATGTCGTTACCTACTACAACATCTTTATTATAAGGATCACCTATAATTTTAAAATTATCTTTTGACCCACCACTTTTTGCACTAGTAGGAGAAGATGTACCAAAAGCACTAATATCAGTAGTATCTCCTGGATTTGGGTCATCTAAATAACTACTTTCTAGTCTACGAAGTCGTCTAGAAGTTTTTATCGATTGTTTTAATCTTAAGTCTTCATAAAACTTCTTTTTGAAATTATCCACCTCAGTATTAAATATACGAGGTAGTGTTGAATCTGGATTTAATTCTGATATAGATGGTGGTGGTGGTACAATCTTTCTTATACTTTGTGGTATTACTCTTCTTGCTGCTGCCTTAACAAGATTTGAAATTCCACGTCTTGCGGATGATTCAATACGTTGTTTAATATTTGCAGTTATGCTTAAATTTCGTAAATAACGTGAAGTTAATGGTTGTGGTGAAAACAGTACAGGTCCAGATGTATCAAATACTTTATATTCTGGTCTACTACCTAGATATGTCTGTGGTATAATAAACGGTGATACGATATTTTTTAATTTGGAACCTACTAAACTACCAACTATACCAAGTCCTGCACGAACTTTATCTCGACCGCTCAAATTACTGAATACACTTAATTTACCAGTGATTTCAAACCTACTGACATTTGTACTGATAGTGTCATTCTGTAATAATCCTGGAGTAGATTGATTCAATCCTAATGATGGTGGAAGACTACGCTTTACATGAACGAACGGAACAGTACTTAATAAAGTGGAAAGTGGATTATATAATCTAGTATTTGCGAAAGTGTTTCCTGTTTGTAGTAGTGCTTGTGTGCTGATAAACAATATACCTTTTGGTGAGGACAGGAATTTACTAATACGATACACATCTCTTGCCGTAGATGTTACTGGTAAGGAACGGGTATCATCTTTGACTCTACTGTTAGATGTAAATACACCTGTACCAGTAGGTAGTCGTAACGCAGTTATCTGTTGTAGAAATTGTCTTCCAGAAAATTGTGAATCATTCTTTGTATCTGGTTTAATTACTACAAACTGATTTGGACTTGGGGGAAAACTAATATTGGGTTTACTTGACCCATTTGTATAAATTGCATCCTTGTTTTCACTAAATAATTCTAATATTGTAGGCATCGATTATCTCTCGTTACGTGAGTATACACCCACTAATTCCATTCGAGGAACCGTTTGTGAAACACCACCGACATTTATTGTAGTATTAGCATTTTGTAATGCATCGATGAGACTTTCTAATTTACTAATCAATTGTGGATCGGTGCCACCACCTGCTTGTAATGTACCCTTTGGGAATAAATTGGTACCAGCCGCAATATCGTCGGCATTATTTAATGCGTACGCTCCCTTTGGAGTGAACAATACTCGACTCCCATATCCGGCAGAGAACATATCATTTGCTTTATTCATTCCCATGGCAGCATAACCACCACCAGCTAATGCTCCTACACCTAATGCCGCTAGTGACAATCCACCCGTAAATGGTGCTAGTGCTAATGCTAATCCAATACCACCACCTAATGCTCCAAGGCCAATACCTGTTTTTGTGTTACCCTGTTCTACCAATGAACGCCCTAACATAGCACCACCAATACCAAGCCCCAATCCTGCGCCTACCATTCCTGCTTTTCCTGCCATCCCCATACCGGCTGTTGGATTTTTTAGTAGATTTAATAACGAGGTTATTCCGCCGGAATTACCTACTTTTATTAATGCCGCTGCTGCGTAAACCGCGGCAAGTGCCAATCCTCCGAAAGAACCACCTAAAATAGAAGATATTTTACTTGCCATAGCACCTAGAGAGGATATACTTTCCGTTGCCGAACCAGTTTTACTTGCAGCTTCGGTCATTCGTTTTTCTAGTTTGTCTGCTGCACTTTGTTGTTCACCACCAGACTTAATATAATCTTCAACAGAAATACCTAATTGTTTAAATAAGGCACGGGTACTTGCACTTTGCATTAAACTTTCTGGTACCGATGCACGAACTAATTTCATCAATGCATCTGGTCCTTCCGTTTCTGCCACTCGTACTAATGTGCCAAAATCAATATTTGCACCTAATTGATTGAGTTGTGCGACTGTATCAATCGTACCATCCAAATTTGTTACTAGTCCTTCTTGTGCCGCCTGTACACTCGCAAGATTAATACCTAATCGTTCTGCTTGAACTGCTGCCTTACCGAAACTATTTCCGTACAAAAGAAATGATAAAGTATTTTTATTATAGAGAGTAGCTAATTGATTATTGGAAAGACTTGCTCTACCGGTTGCTTTACGGAATGCATCAAATTGTTCCGTGGTAGACATTCCCATTTGTGTAAGAATACGGAATGTTTCTGCTGTTGGTTCGAATTCTGACTTAAATCCTTTCTTTAAATCAGAAACAAGTCCTATACTACCCTTAGCGCTGATTTGCATACCTTGTGCGGCGCCAATAAACACATCAGTAAATCCTTCTTGTGCACCCTTAAGTTGTTCAATAGTTACGGCTAAATCTGCACTAAAGTTTTTTAATTGTGCCGCAACTGCCAATCTATTTTGGATTTCTAATTGTACACCTTTAGTTGCACTAACACCTATTGCCGTTCCAAACTTTACACCTGCATTTGCGATATCAAGTAATTCTTTTCCAAGTGCTTTAGATTTCTCTTTTAAATCTTTTATAGCTTCAGACGCCTTTTTTGTTTCATCTGCCTCTTTTTTCTTCTGAGTTGTGGATTCTTTTGTTGCAGCAGTATTCTTCTTTATTTCTTCATTAGTTTCTTTTTGCGCAGCAGCTAATTCCTTAGTAGTATCTACCAATAAATCTAAATACTCTACCGCCATTTCTGCTAACGATTTTAAATCAGAAAAATCTTCTGCCATGGTTATCTCTTGGAGGGTCTATTCTTCTTAGGTGTAATCTGTTTAATTTGGTCTGATTCTTTCTTTTTCACTTCTTCTAACTGTTTCAAATGAAAGTTACGGAGGTACACCGGCATATTATAGAGTTGGTCAAAATTAAATGCTCCATTACTATAATATGCCATCGTAAACAAGGTCTTATGAATTTCAACCTTATGCGTTGATGTCAGGCCAAAAAAAGTTGGCCCCAAAGGGCATCCTCGCTTTAATTGTAGTATCACAATTTGGACAAACCACATTAAATTCAAAATTGACATCTGGACTTACTTTACGATATGCTTCCCGTAATGCACGAACATCACGGATAATCATACTTTCTGAAAACTCTCTAATAGCTTTACGCTCACGATTTCCATTAAACGAGGTAATGATATACTTCAATCGTGTAGTTGATTCACTTTCAATAGAACCTAGTTTTTTAATTGCGTTTATTTCGTTTGCAATTTCCTTTTCATCCGCACGAGTTAACAACCTAAAAGTTACATTTGTTCCGGTAGGTAATACAATTTGATATTCTCCATTTATCGGTAATTCTGTGGGTTCAATTGTACTCAATGTTGACAAATCTAAAAGATGGTCAAACTTATTTGAACACCCACTACATCCCAATTCAATTGAGTAATCCTTACCGTATGCTAAAATACGAGACGCAACCATAACAACATTCAAATCCCCAATCAATAAATCATCGGGTTTCACACCAGGTGTGACAATCAAACTTTCCATCAACTTGTCAATAACCGTCCCCTTTTGAATAAGATTGGTTGATGTCAAGATATCTTCTTCCTTAGCGGTCATATACTTGATATCAATTTTCCCACTTCGTAACGGACTTCCCTCAGGATAGAATTTACCTTTACTTGGTAAATCTATCGTTTCTGTCGGGAAATTGTATTCTGCCATAAATAACTCCTTTGACTATTTGGTTTTACCACCTATATAAATATCAATTATACAAAAAATAAACTATATAACAACATACTTTTCTACAAGTTCTTGGGGAAATAAATGACGATTTTTCTCAATAAACTCATAATACGGTCTATATACTTCAGTTAATCCCATGTCGTTTAGTAATGGTCTTTTAGCGTAATCCAATGACGCTTTCTTATGGTTCTCAAAATTATTAGGATTGTTGATATCCCCACTCTGTTTATGACCTGCCCACTCTGGAGGGTCGGACCAATTAAAACAGTACGAAGGTACATAGTATGAATTGTGTTCATCTAATTGTCGTTCATCTCGTAGTTTGGTATACCAACTAAGCCCCTCATATCCTGTCAAATCTGTTCTAAATCCAATTTCTCGTATTCTATTAATCTTAACAATGACACTAGCTTCTAATGTATTTTTTACAAGATGAATTCCCACTTTGTTCGCAAAAAAACTATATTCGGGTTTCCATGCATCCTTTCCGTTTACTATTATTCCATCGTATGCTTGCCGCATATGCCACGGAAGATAAATGTCATCATCATCTGCTAACATAAAATAGTCACCTGTTGCGTGTGTGACGGCATCCCGACAAATCTGACCACGATTTTCATACGGATTTCCGGTCTGATAGTCCGTGTTGTTGTTTACTACGATAATATCATCGGCAGGGAACCCCAATTCCATCGGGTGTTCTGTGTCTGTATTAAAGATAATCAGTTCTTTGTTCTGATGTTTCTGCGCATAAAACTGTGCTATGATTCGTTCTACACAACTAAATCTACGATATGTGGTACAAACAAAACTTATTTTATTCATATTATAATTTCCACACTACATCTTCACCTTCGGTTATCAAAGTGTATCCCTTCAATTGTAAACGAGAAAATGTCTGAACTAATTCTTCTTTTGGACAATGTGTTGTTTCAAATTCGATTTGTATAGGATATATGGTAGAATCAAGAATGCTATTTACTACAATACAATCGTGTCCTTCGGTATCTATCTTAACCAAGTTTACAGATTCAATTTGATATCTTTTTGTGAGGGTGGTCCATGTAATGGCTTCTATTTTATGATTAGTTAACATTCCTGTGTCTAACATCATTTGTGCTTCACTGTGTCCTCTGTGCGGTTTAATAATTGTCCCCCACCCTTTAGTAAAACTCAAATTATATTTATCCTGATTATGAGGTTCTACCCAAAATAAATCTACCATTTTATCTTCAGAAGAAATGGCAACATTAACTTTTGTAACATTTGGTTTATTCGGTAATCTATCTAAATAGGTTTTGATTGGTTCTACTGACAATCCTATCTGGTTAGGAGAACATCCCTCTAGTAAAGTATGGTAATCACAAGTACCTATTTCAACGAAATCATATTTCATAATAAGCAACTATTTTTTGAAGTTTGAATTATTTCTTCTACATACTTAATTGTTCCTCGTTTATTATCATAATCTTCCAATTTTACATCATATGGTAGTTTATTTTGATACATTCCTTTAAAAAATAACCGCTCCTTTATATTACCCACAACCCCCGCATTGTGGAATATAGTACACTTATCCCACATATCAGTTCCTTGTGTGGGCCATGCAAATTCCATTTCTGGAACCACTTTAACGGTATGACCAAAATACCATGCATTCCACAATACTGCCCACATATCTGCGGTCCACATTTGAATCGGATGATATTCTGGCGTTTGTGGATGTTCTTTGAGATGTTCTAAGAAATATTTGTACAATTCTTCGCTATCTTGTTCTACTTTATCCCAATATTTGGCATCAATATTTTTCATAATATATTGTGCCCCACCACTATTCAATTCATTTTCTTCAGGTATACTTGGGTCAAGTCCAATGATTTCACACATCCGTTCATAGATACCAAACTTCTTACTCTTGATATAGTCAGCACTGATATAGAATCTGGTATCGCTAAGGTACCACACATCGTCATCTAAAAATTTATCCCAATCTGGTTTTTTCGTAAAGATGATATCACAATCGTGATAGAATATTGCTTCATTTTTCATGTATGGATGTGCCATAAAATGCTGTTTTAATATGTTCGGCCGAACGGATGAGATATATTTTGGATTTTGTCTTTCATCATTATAAAAGAAAAACCTGATATTATCATGAACCTCTGCTAATTTTTTCCAATTATCAGGTATGTGATTATTTTTTATTGCACAAACTATGTCAATATTATTAGGATTAATTCCGTACTTTTTGAAATTATGTATCATAACTTCCACCTGCCAAGTATAGTAATCTATCGCAGGTTGAACACACATATACCTAAGATTTTTCATATATCATCCCTCTATTTCTTTTGTTGAAATATCTTCTTTATAAACTTGACTAATTTTGGACACAAATTCCTTAAAATAGGATTTGGAACGTTCGGGGGTGACCAATGCCCCGTCCACCACCAAATCTGCGACCTTTTGTTTCTCTTTGAGGATATCACGCATATATTCGTCAATCGTATCCGCACATAACATATAATAAACTTGGACTTGACTCTTTTGACCGATACGATGGGTACGGTCCTCTGCTTGTTCGTGGTTCGCTGGAACCCAGTCACAATTCAAGAACACCACGGTATCTATCTGCTTCTGCAATCCGTCAATACCCATACCTGCCGCCATCAAACTGAATAGTCCGACCTTGGCTTCTCCGTTGGTTAATCGGTCAATAGACTTCTGACGCTCTTTACTATTCATTTCACCCGTAAGTAATGCAGACTTTTCTCCATAGTGTTCTTGAAGAAATTTTAATGGAGCGAGATAATTACTGAAAATGAGAATGGGTTTATCGTTATCTAAGAACTCGTCCACCATTTCGACCAACCGTGGCATCTTCTTTTCAATGAGAAATTCTTGAATTTTCGGCATGTGACCGATGGTAGGTTTCTCAACCTTCCACCGACCAAACACTTCTCGTAACATTTCTTTGTACTGCTTCTGTTCGTCTTTCGTTAATTCTACATACAAGTCATTTCGTTGTTTAGCTGGAAGTTCCGTCAAGATTTGTTCTTTCTTACGGCGGATGACCAAATCTTTCGTTCTATCATGCAAGTCTTGAAGGTTACGGGGAGCCTCACCCTTCCATCCCCCGTATCGTTGGGTAAAATGGAAGAAGTTGTTGAAACGGTCTTTGTCGAGGAAGTTTAACAAAGCAAATGCTTCGATAGGACGGGACATGACGGGAGTACCTGTGAGGAAGAGACAGTACTTGGTTTTGATACCCGGATATTTTCTCCGTTCCTTATATGACCCTAGGATACTCTTTGCTCGTATGGTTTGTCGGTTTTTGAGATAGGTAGCTTCATCACACACTAATAGGTCGAACTCTTGCTTCCGTAAATCATTAACAACTTTACCCACAGCATCGTAATGAACGATGTGGAATTGGTTCTTTAACTTCCCATCATAACTCTTACTATCCCAAATGGTAGAATCTTTATCCGTGAACTTTTTGATTTCACGTTGCCAATTGACTACTACTGATAGGGGGCAGACGATGATTGTTTTTAAATTCTTATGTTGTGCGAATCCGATTGCTTGAGCGGTCTTACCCAACCCAGGCGCGTCGGCGATGAGACACCGACCATCTGCTCGTTCCACAAACTTGACACCAACTTTCTGATAGGGATACAGTTGAAGTTGCATTCCGTCAATATCAAACTCTACATCTTCCTTGACTCGAATCTCGTCCAAATCCTCTCTACGGTCTTTTAACTTTTCCAGTAGGTTCAATACCTTTTCGTCACACTTGACATTTGCTGGACCAAAAACATTAAATGCTTTCGGAAGATGAACCGCTGGAAACTCCCACCACTTCTCATCCCCATTCCATTTTCGTCCATCTACCTCGTATTTGAACTTTGCCATCAAGTTAGGATTATATGGCATGACAACAACCGCAGTTTTACTATCCTTTAAGTGAATAGAAACTGTGGTGTCTGTAGAAACTTGTGGTGTGAATTTGGAAGTCGGATTATTCGTCTTTGCGATTTTGAGGTGGGAAATGTCCTCACCTTTCAATGTGAGTGTTGCCGCTTCTTTCCAGATGTCAGGTATCCCAACGGTTTGTGTCATCCATTGAAGGTATGACTGATTGTTGTAGTATACATGAGCTAGTGAATAACCTTTAAACTTTCCGAATGTCAGTATTGCTTGTTCAGCTGACTGATGTATCATTTGATTGTTCTGTTTTGATATAGGTAAATGTTCCTACATCTAATCTCCACCCATCATTTGGGTCTAACTTCAATACTCGCATTATTTCTTCGTTTGCAACTAATACCTTGTTTGTTAACTCAGCTTGGTATTGTTTTAATAATTGATTATTACTTTCAATTAAATGTTGTAATGCAAGTGGTACTGGAACCGTTGTTACTTCTGTCATATATGCCCCATGTTTATAAAGTTTAGATTAAATATAATAAATTTATTGTATTTGTCAACACCCAGCTAATCCCGTATAGGAAAGACCACCACTTACAGATACTACACAAGTAATATCTTCTGTTTCATTGACGCATCCACTCTCATCAACATATGTGGATTGTGCGTATTCTCTAGTGATTGGGTCACCAGCCAATTGATAAGCCGGAATGGTAAGGGTAATATCGTTGTTTCCAACTCCTGACTTGTTGTATCTGATGACTACATCAACTGCTGTTCCACCATTGGTAATATTATTTCCGTATTGGTCCTTCAATAATATACTGGTAGTATTTCTTGCTTCTGGGTATGAACCACACGGAGATGGAGCAGTTCCATTACTGGTATTGGTATCAGATATTGCTACCGACGTTGCTACTGGAGCCGCCGTGGTTGTGGTAGTAGTCGTGGTCGGGGCTACAGTTGTAGTGGTAGTAGTTGTGCTAGTTGTGGGGGTTCCATCCCATATACAAATACCATAGGTTGGGTCTGTTGGGTCGCAGGTGTAACCCGAGCAACAGTTAGGTGATGCATTCAAGCATACATCACCCTCACCAATACACGCCGCTGTAGTTGTAGTAGTTGTTGGTGCTTCTGTAGTTGTAGTAGTAGTTGGTGCTTCTGTCGTTGTAGTAGTTGTTGGTGCTTCTGTTGTTGTAGTTGTAGTGGTGGTTGGTGCCCCTGTAGTGGTCGTGGTAGTGGTTGATGTTGTCGTGGTTGTACATGGTGAAGGAATAGTACTTGGACAGGTAACAAATTGTCCAGGTGGACATCCATCTCCTATTTGTAAACATACTTTAGCATATGTTGGTGTTACAAAAGATAACAAATTAGGACACTCAATATATCCCGCAGGACAATCTGCAGTAGAATACGATGTTCCAGGATCACCTTGTGGGCCTGGGTACGCTGCTGTTGGTGCGTATGATGCACTTAATACTCTAGTATTAGCAGACGCCGGATTACTTGCAGTAATGGCAGTTAGTGCAAATGACGAACTGAGTACGGTTACACCTTTTTCAAATGGGTAAAAATATGTCATGTATTAGAACTCGTTACCTGGTGAGCACTTGTACAATTCCCCTGCAAATTGTACACAAATACATCCCGTTGGACAAAGAGTATACTCTGGTCCACACGGTCCACCACATACTGGAGCGGTTGTTGTAGTTGTGGTGGTTGGTGACGCTGTTGTTGTAGTAGTGGTAGTAGTAGTAGTTGGTGCTTGTGTTGTTGTGGTAGTAGTTGATGTAGTGGTTGTTGTAGTAGTAGAACCACCACAAACTATTAAAGAACTAGATAATAAATATATAGTCCCACCACTTGTTCCTGTGTCTCCCTTAGACCCCGTTGGGAATAATCCATGTGATGCTGTGGCAACCGTTCCCACGATGTATGATGCGGTAACGGCATTACTTGCAGTAATTGATATATCTGCGAATACTGGGTATCCAAGTGGATAAAATTTCATGGTTAACAGGTAGGTGGATAAGTGTCATAAGGTCCAACAGTAGTACTAGGAGTACCGTTATCTCCCGGAGGCCCCTTACTACCAGAAATAGCGTATGAGGCAGAGAGTGTTCTTAGTCCATATTCTGCAGTAAATGAATAGTTAGCACCAGAACCCGTGATAGTTTTTTCAAATTTTGAAGCAGACCCAAATGGATAAAATCTCATATCAATTCTCTAGTGGATATATCTGCACGGAAGCGTAAATATTACTTTGTACGGACGGAGATGTATTTTCTAGTATATATCCAACACGATTACTTCCAACGGGATATGTTTCTAGATTGTACGCTTGTAATACTGGAGTAATTCTATATAAATATGATGCACTATCGTATAACAAGTCACAAATTATAGATGACCCTGTTGCTGATGCGGTATCAAATTTTCTATTTTTTTCTGAGTTTGGAATGTCGCTAATAGGTCTAGAATATAATCTTAGTCGTACACTTGAACTTTCCGAATATGACCCAATAATCAAAAACGATTTTGGACTTGCAATATTTCCCGAACTTGTTGCAAATCCAGCTAAATTTACTCCAGGATACGCGGGAATATTGATAAATGTTCTACTAGATGTGTTTAATTCTATTGGATAATACTCTATTGATAATTCATTGTTTACACTGTTTTCTATATTATACCATGTGTTATTTTCATTACCATGACTAGTAGCTATAATTGGTGGGGTAAATTCAATAAATCTATCCCCAGAGGTTAGTCCGGCATCTAAATTTAAAGCAACAGATGCACTATAATCAAACGAACTAGTAGATCTTGCGGAATCAATAGATACACTTCCCGATGTACCATATAACCGAACTCTACAATCTTGTGATGACGAAATGTTTAATAAAATATATGATGCCCCTAAATACACACTTCCTTGTGTACTTGGGGTAGTGCTTGATACTGTTACTACTTTTCGTGTAAATCTAGACCCACTTTGTATTTGTTCTATTAGTCCCATATTATTCCTCTAAAGTACTACTATAAGTATCATAAACTGAAATAAATATGTATTAATTTACCCTATTTACTCCACTTACTTTTTGGACACGCTTCGGTTCCTGCCTTAGGACTATATATTTTTTTTGATATAGGACACCCACAAGCTCCACAAATATAAGTTTTAATCAAATCTTTAAACTGTTTGTGTTCGCATAATTCACATATACTTGCACGATATTCCGCCGTTTCTTTTTGTTCTGGAGTTGGATTGGATGCTCGGTGCCAAGCAACAACTATTTCAGATATACTAGGGATTTGCATAATTTATACGGAATATTGTAATGAGTAATTATATACTTTATAATCGTCATAGAACAAATATTCTATCATTTTTATAAATTTACCGTCATTCATGTCTAGGTGTTCTAGATGTTTCTTTTTTATATTTCCTATTTTTTGTATTTTCGATGTATCTATTCCGAAAGTTTGCTGTAACCACATATTGAACTTATTTAAATTTTCATAATAAAACCAGGTCATTTTTGGATGATATGCCCAATGTACTTGTGTTTTAAAAAACGCATCATAATATGCGGTGTAGTCTACACCAAATATTTGTTTAAACGATAAATTATTTCGAGGAACACAGTTTGTATGGAAATTATCATATATAAATTCCACTAATCTATCAATATTGTCGAGTGGTAATTTACCTGGATGGTTAATACAATCTAAAGTACTACATTCAGAATTTATATCTGCCAAATGATTTAAAGCAGAAATAAATCTTGTAACGGGATGACGAACTATTGTAAATCCAGAATAGTTTTTGTTATGATGGGTATATAGTTGTTCAAATGTAAAATGAAAATGTAATGAATAATCTTTACTTTCAATATTTTCACCATTGCGAGAAACTAATATTTTTGAATAGGCTCTAGTTCCAGTTTTTGGAATTTTTACCCAAATCCATTTAGAATCATTAATTTTAGAAGATATTATCATTTTCTAACCGCCATATTATATTATCGGCAATTACTCTGTGACAAGTTTTGGACGGGTGATAATCTTTTCTTGGTTTTTTAAAATTGGCATAATCTGTAGCTATAGTCAATTCTGGTCTTGAATTTTCTTCTGGTCTTTTTTGTAATGGAATATCCTGTAAATTTGCAATACATTCAAATGTTTCGTCTTTATATTTTAAACGAATTAAATTATTGAATGACCATGTACAACTCTTTACGGTTTCTAACGTGTCTTCCGGCCATTGAAGTATATACACTGGGAACTTATGTGTATAACTTTCTAAAAATTTTAATACTGATAATGTATCTTCTGTTTTATTTTGTTCTATATATTCGTCTAATGTGACATTATTTTTTTCTAACCATTCTTTTAAATAAGCATTATGACGATGATTCATTAAATCAATATGGGAAACATTAGGTAGAATTTTACTATCACTTCTAGCCCATCTAGTTAATTGAAATACAAAAACATCCACACTATTATTTTTTAGATATTCTTCCCACCAAGATATAATCTTCGTATGAGAACCACCACGAAATGACTGATTTATAGTGTTAACATTAAAATGATTACCAACTAGAGTAGAAAATCTACTTAATGTATTCGTACCGTCATAATACTCTAGACCGTCACCATATGTAAATGAACATCCTGCAAACCCAATATTTTTATCTAACATTTTAGCAACAGAATCCTCCACAACAAAATCCACCCTTACCACAGTCTCCATTATAATAACAAGCAAGAGTTACAAGAAGAACAGTATTTTCATTTTCATCTAAAGTAAGATACTGTTCTGACTCTATTTCATCTAGTTCAGTTGCTGCTGTTTCGTACACTCCTATGACATAATGACTATAATATTTGTTGTTATTGTTATCAGTGGATGTAATTTGTAAACGATATTTTCCAACTTCCACAGTTTCATCTGGAGATACCGACACAGTAAGTGTTCCGTCTACATATGATGCAGTTATCCACGGAAATGCTTTATAAAAAATATTTGGGTCTTCATATGTAGTTGCATCAATATATTCTGCATTTGATATACTATTTATTGCACTAAATGTTAAAGTACTGGTGGTGTTTCTTTGTACTGGAAATAAAGTACCTACTGGCGTATTCCAAATTAATCTGTTTCCTAAATATAATGTTTTAATAAGTCTGTTTGGAGTAGTGTTATAAATAGTTTCGTTACGGAACAACATATCTTCCGATGCGTTGTTTAATACTAATGTTTGTATTTGTTGTGCAGATAAAGTAGGGTTATCAACAATATATTGTGAAACCACACCAGATACTATGGCCGCGGCCACAGAAGTTCCTGAGATAGTTTCATATGTGTTGAATCGATTTGCCACAAGTACATTGATACCAGGTGCGGTAATATCCACTTCCGAACCCCAATTACTTATTCCCACTCCACCAGGCACCCACGATACCACTCGGTCGTATGCGTCTGATGCAGCAACGCCTAACACAGTATCCAACCCTACAGGTGATAATGTATCTGCATCAATACCAGTGTTACCTGCCGCGGCAACAACAACTAATCCGGCGTTTTGTAATTCTGTAATTTTAGTATCTAGTAACCTACTCTTTGGTACAGTCCATGAACAATTAACAACTTTTATACCTGGAGTTTGTAAATGGTCTGCAAGAACCGCGTCAAACGCCTTTAATAGTTCACCAACTGTGGTAGATTCTAGTGGAATTTTTACATTCTTAACAATTGCATTTTTTGCCACACCAACGGTTTTACCATTAATTAAACTGGCCATAGAAGTACCGTGTCCTACTATATCAGTGTAAAACCCGTCGTGAGAATATAAATGCACTACTGTAGATTCAGAAAATTCATCCACACTTACATCTATACCAGAGTCCATGAGATACACAACACAACCATCACCATAATTTACTGGATTGTAGGTTTGACGCATAGGAAGTGTTGGGGATACTAATCGTAACAGATGCCACGAAGAATGTGGTGTTACTGTTATGCCCTCATCTACTTCAACAAAAACAACTCCCGAAATAGCTTCGATGGTAGAACTTTCCACCTCATCGGACACTTCTAGTCCAATAACATTAAGACTTTGTAATGTGTAAACAACCGTTCCGTGTGTACTTAATGTTGTAGTTAGTATCTCAACATTGGTATCAGGAGAATATGAAATATTAAAGGTTTTCATGAACTATTCCTAAAAATGGGTTACTGTTCGTCAACTATATTTAATGTGGATGCTGCCCACGCTCTTTCCATACAAAAATAACAACCATTACATCTTTCCAAACCAGGCAAACCGCATGACCTAGTTAATTTTAGTAAATCAAGTATATCTTCCTCTATATACATACTTAGTATTTCTACTTTATCTATGTCTATAAACGGTCGTAAATGGTACTCATTTAGTGGAGCCCCACGTACTGGTGGAGTGTCGCCTGGAATATAAACCGTTGGGGTAAAATGTGTTACAACTTTATTACATCCTGTTAGTACTACTCCTGGATATACACTTAAGATACGTTCCACCGCATCTCTAATAAACATCCCTTGCTGTTTTATACGAGAAATTTTATATCTATCACCAAACTTGTTTTTAAAATACTGACTTATTGGAACTATCAATTTATTAAATATTACTTCATCATTATTCATTATATGACACACAACAGGTACATCATTATACTTTAAAACCAAATATGTCAGTAGTGCACTATCCGCCCCACCAGACATCAAAATATTTGTGTTTTCACACTCTTTTGGTATGTAAACTTTCATAGTATAAATATCAGTTATAATCCCATTTCCTTCCGAATTTGGGTGGCGCTAATGGACTCAGTTTGGGGGTCTAAGTCAATCTTTTCTACCTTATACCCCACGTCCCGACCATAGTAGACACCCGTAATGTTCGGAAGTGCCATAATAAGGTACTTCCCCTGATACTTTGTTTCCAATTTGGCATGTATTCCCTTCACTACATCCAGAAAGTTAAATGGGTTCTTTTCATCCAGACCATATGTGTCCCGAACCCCGATAAGTACTTGTCCTTCCTTTTCTAGAATCTTCTCAAACAGTTTAAGGTGACCATCGTGAAATGGTTGGAAACGACCAATCATCAGTCCGGTGGATGATTGATATTTAAACCTTACACTTAGTTGTCGAACCAGTTCGATAATGGGTAGTATTTGTTCTTCTACATTTCCCCATTCCGTAATGATGAAATTCACACTATCCGGGTCTGGTCGTTCAAATACCTTGTTGGTATCCTCAAATCGTCCCGCATCAATCGTATCCATAAAGATTGTAAGATGTGCATTAAATATTTTTCTAGTATGTTCAGTGGGACATACAAAATCTACTACAGATACCCGTGGGCTACTGATTTCACACAACTTACTCATTCGTTTGGCTTGCCTATGCCGACCGTCATCCGAAAAATCCCAATCATTGAACATCTTTCGTACTTCGTCTGCGTTGAAATAAGCGGCACCTAGTTTTTCTGCCAGTATCTTTGCAAATGTGGTCTTTCCAGACCCCGGTAATCCCATAACCAAAATTTTCATAATACCGTCCTGTCGTTTTTTAATCCGTATCGTATCCAGTTATACCATACTCGTTCGTGTATAAAGTAAATCAAGGGTTTTATTATTAATTCAATAAAACCCATACTACCAGCTATAGTTAAATTTCTAGTAAATATATACGAAATTACCACCGTTGTCAAGGTACCTAGTATTCTATATGTAACTGTCTTTGCGATGTGTCGTTTTATATGTAAAGTCATATTAAATTTTCTTGTTGTAAGCAGTCGTCGTATAATTGATTAAATGCATCTATGTCCTCTAACATATCCTCATCTTTTATTTCATAGGGTTCATATTTGTATTTTGTACCCATATATGGTAATTGTATAATATTCATAAACTCTTCTGAGTTATTAATAATATATCTATCAGAAAACTGATAATCACACTCGTATCTAAATGTCATATGTTCTGTATAATGTTGTAATCTTTGTATTATTTCTTGTTTAGTGATTACTAGTGACCCTGTATATTTTTTTCTTTTACTTTTATCTAGAAAAGTATCTGTTTGTTTAGCTACCAATACTTTTAATATTTGTTTTCGTAAATCCTCTGGATAAATGAATATGGTTTTGTACTCACTTTCTATGATGCGAGTTACCATATTAAAATCATGACTAGATATTATTTTAATTAATGGTAATGGAGAACTACTCATTATTTTTTTAAATCTATCTTCTATCTGTTCTTTGTTATATGAACGAGGATTGAATGCAGAAAACTTACCTATTGAAGAATACAAAGGATTTTGAAACATCAACGATTGATTTAATAAATGCCATGTATATGTACTAGCACTTCTTGGTAAAGATATAATACAATACATTTGTGTTTACCGTGGTTTGTACCCGTAATCTTCTCCACCATTTCCTACGAAATGTCCGTCCCACGTTTCCTCTTCGTATAATTTGTGGTGAGAATATTCGTTTGATTTGTATGTACTTCTGTGTGGTGGATTTTCTTTGTCTGGTTCTGATGTACTAATATAGTAAAAGAATCTAATCGCACATCGACCAATATCTTCTGGTGCGTTTACTGCACTCACACGATGATATGGTCCGTGTCTAACATTTTCATTAATAACAAACCTATTAAACCGTGGTGCAACAGATTCAATAAGTACGGCGTCAGAATTGATATCAATATTGTCAGTATAATATTGTATGTGACCACCCCATTCATCCTTCCAATCAGGTGTAATATATAACAAAGAAGTTAACTTTCTGTGTAGACGAATACGGTCATTCCAATTAAAATCATAATGACATCCAAGAGTATTTCCATTTCTGATAATAGAATACCCGGCACCAACTAAATGTGGGTCAGGTAATAATCCTGTAATACCAGTCATTTGTTCTAGTTCATATAGAAACTCACCAGAGTGCATAATATCATAAGTGACTCTATGTGCAGTAGGAAGAGAAATTAAATCATTGAATTCTTCCATACGTGACCCTGCACGGGTGAACACTGTCCATCCACCTTTAGGGGCATTCATGCACTCTTCATATAGTGCATATGCGGTATCTTCGTCTAAAAAGTTATCAACTTTTGTTCTACCAAATCCATACTTTGTTTTATTAGTATCCCATTCTGTTTTTTTATTTATCATAACTATTTCCAAAGTAAACTGACAAGAATTATGGTTAATGCAAGAAGTAATTGAACAAAGGTTTTTCCCGTAAACGGTTGACCAAAATGGTACGGATATAATATAGCAGCAACTATAATTCCTGTCACGAAGAACAAGAAACGGTTGGACCACATTTCCCCATTAAATGCCTTAACACCATAATGAGATGCGGTTATCCACACAAACGCAGAAATAGAACCCAGTAAATATGGCCATGGAGTTTTAATCCAGTTTGGATTTTTAAACTGCCAATACATTATGTACCAATGTGTGAATGACCCCACAAAGAACAATCCAAACGAATAAAGTAAATTAATTATCATATATAGTCCTTATATATTTTTTGCTGTCGTAAATCTTTGTACAACCAACTACCACCTACAGACGGATTATTGTCTTTAATTTTTCCAGAATGAAATATTTCTAGTCCTCGTTTTGCTTGTTCTGGGGTCATGTACATATGCCACCCAATACATTCAAACTCATCCTCAGTATACATGGTATATTTATGCCGTCCATCGTATATCATAGGCCGAGCCCAGTTTTCAAACTTTTCATCATTTGTTAATATCATTCCACCCGTTCCTATGTTTATTATTTTTTTAAGGTGAAATGATAATATCATAAATTTATCTTCGTAACCAACTGACATATTTTTCCATAATCCTGTCGCGGCATCTACTATGGGTGTTCCACCCAATTCATAGATACCGTCCCATTCATAATCTTCAAACTTAAGTTTATTACCACTTAGTATGATTTGATTAGGTACAGAAACATAAGTTCTCGCTGGAACTATAATGGTTTCATTTATTATATTAAGATAGTGTAGTACTAATCGTATAGCATTGGTGTTAGAGTCGCACGCTACCGCGTGTTTATACCCCGTGTAACTTTTCAACTCATTTTCAAAATGAGTTACCCAATCCCACGAATCAGTTACCAAGTATTTCTTTAGCATTTCTATTTATTGTTTCGTAGTTAGTAGATTTTAAAACACTCATCAACACATAATGATTTCTCAGTAATCTAGGCGCATTGTTCCAATAGAACTCATGTAATTCTTTATAAGACATATTTTTTATGATTCCTAGATTTTTATCTAGTGACGAATATAATTCACTTCTACTATTTACTGGTGTATTGTCAAACAAGTCATCAAACATATCAAATCCAAGACTTCTCAAATATTCAACTAAACTAGGTTGTCCGAATATTAAAGGAATGTTATATGCTGCGAATGCCTTGAATGATTTTTCAGATAAAGAAACTAAATTTGTGTTTTCAAAATAATTTGTTTCTGAATTTATTGATATGTAACTTTGCATCGCATATGTCGGTGGAATTATAAACGGTGTTTCAAATAATCCAGGTTTATAATATCCATCATAAGTTTCTAACAGATGAGGAATCTCAAAAGTAGATAATTCTCGTTCTAACTCCTCAACTGATATATTTAACCACTCGGCGGTTTCTTGTATTTTTTCTGGTTGTTTCAGGTATCCAGTAAAATCTAGATACGAAACAAATCCATCATTAAGTAGATTATGTTTATTGAGTAATTGATATGCTAAAAATCTAAAAGGCTTATGCACCCCAGTAAAAAAGTTATATTTTTTATATCTTCTAATTTTGTGATGCATACGATGCATACTTTCTATCATTCCCATATTTTTTTGTAAGTATAAATTTACCATATAATATGGAAATACTTTGTTACGTAACTGTTTCGCATCACTAGTGGTAAATGAATTTATTATGTATGCGGCGTTCTGCAGTTCGGCGGTTCTACTGTTTAACAATAATGTGAAATCTAATTCATCATAAAAAAATATAAAAAATATATTAGGGTATCTTTTACATAAATCTTCATCGTAATTAATTAGTTTAGCCTTGTATGTGAAACAGTCGAAATCGCAAGCAAATATTTTAATATCTGGGTTTTCTTGTAATATTTTTTCCACAGTTTCTACATCTATCCGTTCTTCATCATTGTGTATATGATGCACTTTTGTTGGTTGGTCTTTAAACAAAAAATCTGTAATAACATATTCCAAGTTTACATACTGGAATGGTCGGTCTACCATATCTTTAAAGTAATTAAACTTCATCTTGTTTCTATTTAAAACATATATCATTTTACATATCTCCCATACTTTATATTACTCCATACTCTTTCAAAGAAATAAAATGCAAAGAATCCAGTTATATTCATGTAGATAGCATTTAATAAATTACTATCTGTCAAGTGTATGGTTAGTATCAAAAATGAATTTAGTACCGCGACCAATCTCCAACTAATAGTTTTAATTATAGTTCTTTTTTTAGTTTCTACTATTGTCATAAAAACTTCAACTTTTTTATAATATCCTCATAAAACATAGACTGTGCAACAGTAGTTAAATGAAAATCTCCCTTTAATATCGCTACTTCTCTACCTAATTTTGATATAGTATATTCTGCCATACCACCGTGTTCATTAAATCTCCAAAAATTTTCATCGTATATTAAATCTAATACTTGTTTGTGTTGTGCTTCTATTTCGGGTGTAATTTGTTCCCATCCCCAAAACATTGTATAAGGTATGTTCTTACTTTCCAACATACATTTAGTTAAAAATATTTGATATAACGAGTAGGTATAAAAATGAGATGATACAGTGTTTAATGTATCAGTAACCCAATCCTCTTTGTTACCATTAACAATATATTCATTTGAATAAGGTAAGAATTGTAATTCTGTTTGTCGTATAACTTTTTCAATAAATTTGGTTTCGCTCAGCGCATACGCTCTAGTTATACCTGACCATTGTATTATTACATGGTCGATATCAAAATTATATTTGATTAATTCTCTTACTATGGATTGTGAAATCATTCCTTGTCCAAATGAACTTTGGGCAGTGTTTATAATGTTAAATTTGTTACTAAAATCTCTCTCAAATACATCAGTCCATGAAGTCCATAGTGGAGTAACATTTCCTGTAGGGAATCCTGTGTGTTGTGAAAACGAACACCCACCTATTAAAATTTTTTTCTTCATTGGTTTATCCATCCTTTATTTACTAAATTTTTATATATGGTGTCGGCGATTAATTTCATACCAAGTGGTCCGGCGTGGCTACCATCTGCGTTCCATTCTGTTTGGTGTGGTTTGAATTGATATAAACTCCATAATACAACATCATCTATTTTATATTTTATGTCTATAGAATCAAATATCCAACCTACTTGTATATTTTTGAAGTCATATATCATCACATCATCAACATCAATACCAATCGTATTAGTTGACCAAAATTCTTTTACCATTTCGTATTCATCATTGGTGTCATAATAATTTGTAAAATTCAATTTATATGACAGAAATGGAGAATATCCGTCAACAATTATGTGGTCTAAATTTAAACTTTTAAGAAACAAATGAAACGAATAAATTCTCAATCCCCAATGTAGCATCAATTCTTGAAATTGTTCGTGAATATAAGGAGGATATATATGATGGAATTCTCCTAACTTCCAATCGTGTCGAGAATTAGGATAATGTTTATGCTCTGGAAAATATATTAATTTACTATCTACATTCTCTCCTTCCGTCCATGCGCCTATATACTGTCTAGATTGTCCTATTTTCGGCCACCATTTTGGTTTATTTTGTATATTACTATATTTTTCCCAGTCATAGTATCCTTGTGCAGAAATCACAACCTTTGATGCATATTTAATATTCCACTTTTCCCATATGTCAGTTCTACATATGGCAATTTCGTTATAATTTACTCGTCTTTCTAGGGCGGACTTTTGTAAAATAAAGAAGCATTCATTAATTATATCTTTGTTATTATTGATAAACGAAGTTATGGCAGTTTCTACCGCATACCATCCAGAACCAGGAGAGGCTAAGCTTATTAATTTTAGTCCTAATTTGTCCGCTAAAAGTTTTCCATATACTTTATCTTCTGGACAACCTTGACCATATGTTTGTGAGCATCCCGCCACAACTAAATATTTATATTTTTTCATTACCAACTAATCTCCCAGTCTTTAAAATCTGCAGCTAGGCAGTCAATCTTGTAATCTTTTCGACCACCGACAATTTCCTGAATTTTATTCTTTGCGGTATTACGAATACCATTTAGTCCGTGTGTAAGTTCAAGATTGTTTCCATCCTTGATACCCTTACGATAGTTTGATTCGTTGTGCCAAATATGTAGATTCATCTGTGAAAGAACTACGATAGCACGAATGGTTTCTGCAGTAATCTTTCCATCTTGACTATCAAGTAAAAGTTGAATATCATGAACAATATCTTCTATTTCTTTGGCGTATTCTGCTTTATGTTCAGGAATGAATACTTCTTTTAATTGAACAATAGATAATCTATCTACTAGTTCTGATAATGTTGGTAAATACTTTCTGTCTGTCATAAATTTCTCACTTTATTATAATAAAATTGTTTAGTACTAAAACGCCAATATCGGTATTCATAAATGTATCGTATGCCATACGTGGTGTCAATACCATAGTTTGACCCCGTACATTAAATGATGTGTTTAATAAAATGGGGGGATTGTCCGTACTTTCTGAGAACTTAGTAAGTAGTTTATGAATAGTTGGATTTTCTTCTCTGGTTACACTTTGTATTCTTGCTGTCCCATCTACATTTGATACTTCCTTTAATAAATTTCTATGTTCTTTTTTAACTTCAACTACTTGGTTCATATATGGAACATATTCCTTTTCTTTAAAATATACTGGTTGCATATCGAATCTAACCATTGGTGCAAATGGACGGAATCCTTCTCTTTTTTTGATAATACTATTTACTTTATCTCTGGTACCGTCAATGAATGGATTTGCTAAAATTGACCGATGCCCTAACGCACGGGCACCAAATTCAGACTTACCCCGTACCCACCCAATAACCTTTCCCTTTTGTAATTCCTTAGATACTATTTCATATAATGTGGCGTCACTAACCTTTGTTAGCTTTACATCTGGTAACTGATTAATAATATCTTCATCAGAATACTCTGGTCCTAGGAATGGTGTTTCTTTTATACGAGAAACATTTTTACTATGTAAGTACCCCAATACCGCACCGATAGATGACCCTGCATCAGATGGAGCAGGTGGTATCCATAATTCTGTGAATGGTGTGTACTTTTTAATTTTTCCGTTTGCTACACCATTATATGCACACCCACCACCCAAACATAAATTTCTGATGTCGGTTTCTTGTGAAATTTTATTTAATAAACTAAATAGTTGTTCTTCATATACTCGTTGGACTGCAGCGGCAATATCTTTATGAATCGGTAATATTTCTTCTTCTGGTAATCGATTTGATATACCTAATGCAGTAGATAAAGTCTCATTGAACATTATTTTATTGGACTTGTCCCAAATGAAATGGTTCATATTTAATTTCTTTACCACATCATAATATTTTGATGAGTCACCGAACCCAGCCAATCCCATCAACTTATATTCCCCATTATTTGGTTTAAACCCAAGGAACGAGGTCATAGTGGAGTAAAATAGTCCCAATGACTGTGGGTATTTCATCAAAGGTTTGAATGTAAACTTACCATTTTTTACAATTGCTACCACAACAGTGTCGGTTTCACCAACACCATCGACAGAAACCACAACAGCATCATCAAACTTTGATGTATAATAAGAGTAGTATAAATGTGAATGATGGTGTGGCTGATAATAAATGTTTTTCCCAAGTTCTTTCTTTAGAAGTTGGGTATTATTATACAATGATATTAATGAGTCTTTAGTAAATGAAACAGATGAGATGGGATTTCTGATATAGTTTTTAATAATTCTGCTTAGTTTTAATCGTGGGGTTTCGTAAAAGCAGAATTTCTCTATTTCATCCAATCGTATGTTATAAGTGTCCAGTATGTATCTTAGTCCGTTATACGGAAAGGATGAATCGTGCTTCTTACCTGTGAACCTTTCTTCTTCACATGCAAAAACCAATTCACCGTTTTTGAACAAACAAATAGACGAATCGTGATAGAAACACGATATTCCAATTATGTACATCCAACCTCCTTTAACAAAAACTCAGCCCACAACTTGTGTGAGGCTTTATCTGGGTGTTTTCTCGGAAGAAATTTACCTCCATTCTCCTTTATATAATTATACATCGTTTGACTTCTAAATGAGTTTGGAGTCCTTTTTAACAGAGATTTTAGAGATATTTGGTGTTTTTCCCTTCCAAACATATCGATTTTGTTGGTAGGTTCTGGAATATTTTCATACTCATAGAACACATTAAAAAAATAATATGGAATTTTATTTACCTCAAGAAATGAGCTTAAACCAATCACATGATTTAAAGTTCTGAGGTACGAAGGGATTACTTCAGTTTGGTGTAAAACGAATTCATCTTCCGTAGTTCTATGTTCATCTGGGTCACCCCATTTATCGTACCCCACCCATAATCTTTCTTGTATATATTTTTGTCCATCCCACCATTCAAGACGAGTGGGGGCAGTCCAACCAACGATAACGAATACATCGTTAGATTGCACCCACCCCGATTCTTCACTCCATATTTCTTTTGTGTCCAACCAATGTGACATATCTCTTATAGTTTGACGATAAATGTAATCATTGGAAACACCAGATGACGCATTATTACAGTCTATTCTTTTTGTTAGACTTGCTAGTACTGCCGAAAATCTTTCTTCTGTCTTGTTTTCCAATTCGGACCCCCACTCAGTAGAGGAACCATTCGTATATAAAACTTTCATATTATCGTAATATCTTTCCACTTAATTGTTCCCAAAATTTTAATTCTGTTTCATTAGGGTCACCAAAAATAATACTCATTAATAATTTTTTATTATGTTCGATATAATGATAATGTTCTTTTCTAAAATTATTTAATGTTTCTATGGAGTTAATCGTAGCAAATCTTGCTATGATAGAAGCGGCTATAGCATTATCTTTGTTTGTGTTTGTTAGGTAATCTATATTAAAAAGTTTTTTAAGATAACTAAAATCAAATCCAATTCTTTCTAAATTTCTATAAAACAGTCCATCCCAAGTAATAAACACAAATGTTTCACTAAGTATTGCCAACAACGATTTTTCACTAAACTGTTGGTTTTGAAAATTTTCGAAGTTGGTTACATCAACATAATCACCATGTTCTGTTTCATTAACAATCGAGAATATAGATTGTTTATGATGGTCTAACACAGAAGTAAGTAACTGCGCAATTTCAGTATAATCTCGTTTAATATGATACTTTTCTGATGTATCTGTATGCCACGGTAACCCTATTTCTCTATATTTTGAAATATCAAAGTTAAAATCTGGTGGTGGTATTAAAGGTAGTTGTGGTTGTTCCTGCAACCAAGCATCTTCTATCATAGAAATAATGTTTTCATTCTTTAACAGATTGTGGTCTTTATATTCATTTAATAAATTATCAAATACTCGAAGTCTGTGAATACTTACTTTATTGTTTAACATAGTTATTTTTTTATTTCTATAATCATCCTTAAAACATTTTACATTTACTTTATTTAATTCTTGAAATATTCTGAATTTTACTTCCAACGGTACGAAGTTTGTAGAAGGATAATCGGTTGCATTGGTATCTATATACCAAATCTGTGACGGATTAATATTAAATTCATTTTTTATAAACTTAAGAAATTCTACGAACACTTTTGAATGTACTCTCTCATGTTTTAATACTAAAAGAAATCTTTTATTTTCTGTAACTATTTCTTTTAGCCAACCACACTCTCTGTTAATACTTTCTGTAAATTTCTTTGTGTTTTCTTGTAGTTTGTCTTTACCGTCCATAATAACTTGTCGGTAAGCAAAAATATGAAATTCTTCTAAATAAATAAAATCGGCTTGGTCTGGATTATCTACACGTTGAAATTCTATGGGTAGGTAGTTTGTAAGATTAAAGTCTTTCTCGAAATTTGGTATTTGTACAGGACAAAAATATTTTATTGTATTATTATGTTTTATATAGTTAATAATTTTATCCGCAACAATTTGATTACCAAAGTAACCAATGTGATTATCATTATTATCTATTTCATTACGTATCAAAAGTTTTTTATCTTCCGCATATGTCCATATACCTACATTATTGTTTACTTTATTTGGTTCTTGTTCATTAAAAGCATAGTTCAAATCACATTTTTTTGGAATTATTTTTCTGAAATGTCGTAGTCGTGGATTGCCGGGTTTACCTCCATCTTGAAAAAATTCATGATGTGCTTCCGGTAAGGATACTAAATAATCTATATTTCTACTGTTTAGGAACTCTAAAAATATTGCTAAACGTCTTAATTCTGCTTGATACTGCTCATCCGCGTCAAAGAAATTAAGAAGATGTTGATTAATAATTGTTTTATATTTTTCATTCCAGTTTATTTGTTCATCCTTATCATCAACATACCAATCTTTAACCAACATAAAATCATATTCATCACCTTTCTTATGAGCATTTAGTACCCCATAATCTTGCCACTCAAAAACATAATAGTCTAAACGAACTCCTACTTGTGGTTCAAGTAAAAAAATAGTCTGGTCCACCTTATCTTTGTTTGCCATTATCCATATAAAAGTGGTACGTATTAGTCTATCTATACCACTTCCACTTTTGGCATCGTTTATAAGTTCAAGATTTAATTTTTTTGCGACAAAATGTGGATATGAACACTCAACCTGTGCCTCTGGAAGTTTAGTGTTAGGATATTTTTTTTCGTATAGTTGACGAACATTCTGTCTGTGTTCCATGCGTTCAAAACCACCACCTGCGGTTACAGAAGATCCGTTTGCGTACAAATATTTTTTCTTATATAAGTTCATAACTACTTAGTGTTTATATACAAACGGGTCGCGTTTTTTTAATTCTTCTAATTTTTGTTTATACAACTTTTCTAATCTCTTTTTATTTTGTTTTTCTTTATATTTCTGGTATATTTTTTTAATTATACTAATCATTTTCATCTCCTCATATAAGTTCATTATCTAGCATAAAGTTTTTCAATATTGAGTAACCTTCTAATTTTAAACTTTCACATAAAATATTATTTCTAATAAACCTTGTGTGATTTTTTTCATAAAAATCTAGTAAATCCATCTTCATTACATTTTCTAGTTCATCAACTGCTTTTTTGATTCGTTTTACATTGTCAAGTTCATTATCGTAATCATGATTTATGATATCATCAAACAAATCAAAACCTAAACTTCGTAATGTAGATACATAACCAGGCATAGAAATATAAATTGGTATTTGATGTAATTTAAACGGACGCCACGCCTTTTCTGTAACTGTGACTGTGTTTATATGTGTTATTCCACAATCTATACTTGCAACATTTTCAGTAACTAACGCTAACACCTTTTTACAGGAACTATCATTTAATACTAAACTAGGAATTAGACCATCTTCTCCACGCAATTTAATTGGTAACTTATTTTTTAAATTTTCTAAAATAGGTAAATCATTCTTTGAGTATATATCATTCTCAATCATTGAGGAGTATAAATCATAGTCTGTTGAATTACCATGTGAGTAAAATAAAAAGGAAATGTCGTTATTTTTATTTTCGTCTAATAAATTTCGTTTTACTAATTCTAACAATAGTAAAATTCTGTGTGTTCTTATTCTTCCATTTAAACAACAAAACCCGTTTTCTTTATCGTAAGCATTGGCATAATCTATTATATAATTTTGTTTATTTTTACTATAAGAAAAGTTTTCAAAATATGCTAAGAGTGATAATTTAAAAGAAGAACAGACTTTTACATTTTTACCAAAATTATGTTCAACTTCACTGTCTACAATTAAATAAAACGGTATTTCTGAGTGTTTCTCGGTCAATTCACTAAAGTATATTATGAAGTCATCTATACAACCGCTCTCTGTCACTATATTGACTATTACTTTAGTATTTTCGTGTAGATACTGAATAACATTATCAAAGTTATCCTGTATATTATCGCGTGAAAGTATAACTATGTCAAATTTTCCAGTTGGAGAATCATGTATAGTTTTTACTTTTGTAAAAAATGTTGGTAATAATTCTGGTACTATACTTCCATAATCTAGAACTTTTTTCATTTTATTATTTTTTAAAGTGGTATGCTTTGTGATGGTGTCGAATTCTAATTATATCATCACCAAAAAATTCTTTTACTGCTTTTATAACGCCGGCATGAAACATAGACCCATCATCAAATCGATATGTATCTACCTCTATAACTTCGTTAGGTGCGTCTTGTAGATTGTACTTATCATAAAAATCATCGTCACCACTTACATCATCTAAAACCATTATACCGCCAGGTTTTAATTTTTTGTATCCATTTTCTATGTCAGATTTTACGATACTATATTCGTGTCCACCGTCTATAAAGACCATATCATAGTATTCATCGTTCATATGATGTATTACTTCTCTTGAGTCACCCTCAAATACAGTGATAATATCATCTACTTTAAACTTTTTAGCCTCAGACCATAAATGAGACTTCCAACTTTCTGAATTATTCTCATTGTATGCCCATTCTTCTTCTTTATCTACCGTTAAGTTCCCCTTAAACCAATCTATTATATGAAGTTTACCATTTATCATTGGTAATTTCAATATTTTAGCTATCGCTACTGCGTCACTACCCTGTGCGCAACCAATTTGTAAAATTTTTGGACAATCTTTTTCACTATCATATTCATTATATCCACAAAATTCCGCCGTCATATGAGTATACACAAACATAGCTATCCACTGAAACGGTAACACCCAATTAGAGGGGGTAAATGTATCTTTCTCTTCTTCTTTAACAAACCAGTCAGATATATCTGGTGGTATTATAGTATGAAATCTATTCATCGTCTATTCTCTATGGCTTCTATAACTGATTTAGCTAAATGTTGATGCTGCTCTAGCGTAGGATGACCATTACCACATCCTTTAAATTCATGTGATATTTCTTTAAATTTAAATGTATTTTTCCATGTTTCATAGGTATAATATTTTTTATTATCTTTTCCTATTAGTGGTATTTTGTAATTATTAAATTCAGAATTTAATATAAATTTACTAGTTATTGGATCCCAAGAATCAATAACATAAATTTTTCGTTTACCACCCGCTTGCCAGAATTTAACATAATCTAAATATAAATTGTCTAGCATACTTTGATACGAGTTGTTAATTTGCTCTTGTACTTTTTCTATAAAATTGGGATTATCTTTTTGTATCTTAATAGTGTTTTCTATAATATGCAAAGTTTCCTTGTCTAACTCACTCAATTCTATGTTATACATTAATTTATACAAAAAGTTGTCTATATCTTCATATACACGATAATATTCAATATTTGTACAAAACATACATTTACAATTTTTTAAATTTGAATGTAATGGATCTCTGGATATTATAGAAAATTGAATTACTATAGTGTCAATGTATACACCGGGGTCTAGTAAATATTTATTTGCTATTTTTACATAACGTTGTATACATCCGCCATTGTGGTCATCTACATATGCATTTGTATTAAAATGTTTAGAAACTATACCTGGATACCTGTTTTTTTCGCGGAACTCTTCTCCATTATTATCTCGTTTGGTTCCTAAATATTTCCAAGTATTCATCTGATTTCTTTCTGCAATCCACTTTGGTGTATCACAGTACAATTCCAATCCTTCTCCCCAAGTAAAACTATCTCCTAAAAATAAAATACCTTTTTCTAAATTATGTAATGGTGGAGTGTTATTAAACCCATTCATATTTTTTTTCCTGTAAAAATTTTATAATGGAGTTTGCCACATACTGATGTTGTTCCAGTGACATATGCATATTATCTGTACGTGGGAAATCAGAAATAATTCTTTTTTTCTCAAATGTATTTTCCCACTCGTTAAACCTCAAATATTTTTTATTATTTTTTCCATATAATGGTATAAAATTTTCTATATACTTTTCTCTAAATGGTCCGTTTTGTGAGAAAATACTGTTACTTGATTGTTGTTCCCATGAATCTATAAAATAAATATTTCTTTTATTATAATACTGCCATGTAATAACTTTGTTGAAAAATTGATAAAGTAATTTTTCATACCATATCATTTTTATTTCTTCAAATTTATTTAAAAAATTTGAATTACTAACTGACACTCCAGTTTCTTTTTCATAAAAACTTAGTACTCTTAATTCTTCTTCAGTCATGTTTTCATTTTGTAGTACTTTATTTACAATGTGTTCTACACATCCACCATCATATATACGTGTTAGGTGGGAACTTGTTTGATTACGGTCCACTTCACACGTATCACATCCACAAGTAAATGTACCGTGTAATGGTTCTCTTGATAAACAAGAAAACTGAATAATGATTGTGTCTACATATATGTCAGGGTCGAATAGAAAATGTTCTGCTACATCTATATTTCGTGCTAAACATCCACCATTTTTATCGTCTACTAAATCCATTTTGTTAAAATGGTTAGCTACTAATCTAGGAAACCTATTCTGATTACGAAAGTTTATACCATCATCATCTTGTTTGTCTTGAAGTTCATTCCATTGGTTGAATATATTTCGTTCTTTTATCCACTTAGGAGTATCGCAATATAATTCTAACCCTTCTCCCCAAGTAAAACTATCTCCTAAAAACAAAATACTTTTTGGCATATTAATACAATTCAGGATATTCGTTTATGACATATACACCAGGTGTATTGATTGCTAAATTGTAATTCTCTCGAACACTTTCTGGAGTAGTACAATCTAATAATGTAATAGTTTTTAACATATCACCAAATGGTTTTATATAATTTGCTTTGTGTTGGTGGCCTGGGTCAAGTGGTTTATCCGACCCCTTACCTACTCGTACAATAACATGAACATTTTTACCTGTCATGAGTGTATACTTGTCAAGATGGTTGACTAATTGATTCATTGCTGAAATTAAAAAGTCCCATCGTGGATAAAAACTAACTACTAACTTTCCTGTCATTGCCATACCCAAAGTCATACCCATTTGAGTTTCTTCCATGACAGGGGTTTCTATCATACGTTCTTTTGGTAATCCTTCGATTGTTTTTGACATTGGATTACCATAATAAACGATTTGTTGACCAATGAAAACCGTTTCTGGTTTGTCCATTAACAGTTTCATCGCGTTAGTTAATTCGTCTTTATAGCTCATAGAAACACACCTATATTATTTTTTAAAGTAAACTCTAAACACATATCGTTCCCAATCTACCGTTGCATCCACGGAATGTGCTAATGTATCTTCGTAAAAATGAGAATCGAAAATTACTAATTCATTTTTTATCGGCGAGTATTTACATAGTTCTGTAACTTCGTCCTCTTCATAAAAAATTAAATCTCCACCATTATTATTTTCCTTTGAATTTAAATACAACACAGCAGTACATATTCTATTATTACCCAAGTCTCTGTGTTTGTCCATTTTATATCCAATTCCATATTTTATTACACTGGAATGTTCTACTTTTATCTCATCTTTTATATCACTATAGATTTCTTTTACTTTACTAAGAATAACTTCTTCTAACTTATGTTTTAAGTTTGAATCAATTGAAAAATCTGAATCTTTTCTTAGTAACTCAACTTTATCGTAATCTAATACATCATTATGAGAAAAAATAAACTTTTCTACATTCGTACATTCAATAAATTCTTTATTAAGTTCGAATGAAAAATTAAAATCTTTAGTTCTTACTGTCATTCTCGCTAGAAAGTGTTGACTATCTTCTTGCTCATTACATTGCCTAATGACATCGTTTAATGCAACATCAGGTTGGTCTAAAACATTCTCAAAAATAAAAGCTCTACCAACTATATCATTTTTTAAGTTCATGGTTTTGACTCTGGATTAAATTGATGTTTATTTTCCTTGTACCATCGCAATGCGTCTGCTAATCCCGTCTTTAAATCATATTTAGTAGTCCATCCTAAATTTTTTAACTTAGTGTTATCAAGTAATCGGACAGGTATCATTGGTGCTTTATTATTTACAAAATTAATTGGATTGGTGTTACCTTCAATTTCTTTAATAGTATTCAATACTTCCATTACGGTATATCCTTCCCCGTAAGATACATTATAGATATCATATGTGTCAACCTTTTCCGCAACAGTAATAAATCCACTTACCATATCATCAACATGGATAACATCACGAACTTCAGTTCCATCTCCCCACACTGGAATTGGATTTAGTCCATCTGCTACCTTACGGATATTTGCAGGGGTAACATGACACTTTTCATAATCATACTTGTCATTTGGACCATATGCATTTGATGGTCTGATAATAACGCATTGCATTGGGTTGTGAATTTGGTTAGAGAAAAAGTCACACAATGTTTCACAGTATCGTTTCATCCAACCCACTGCCTTATATACAGGAACAATATCTGGTGTTTGTACGACCGTATCTTCCGTACACGATACATCACCCATATCTGGGTATGTAGTATTTGAAGAAATGAAGATAAACTTACGAACATTATTCTTCCAACTTTGTTCCATAAGATTAACATTCATTTCTATATTTGGTGTAACATGAAGAAGTGGATTAAACTTTGTATCAAGAGCATTTGATGTATTTGCCGCACAGTGGAACACAATATCTACATTTTTGGATACTACTTCACAAAAATCTGCATCTTGTAAATTTCCTCTAATGTGTTCTACACCATCTAGTGTATCACGTAGTTCTCTATTCCAAGAGGTAGCGCGTAGATTTGTGTATCCTAATTCATGTAACATCTTTAATAAGCGTGACCCAATAAATCCACTTGCTCCAGTAACTAAAATTTTGTCTGTTTTGTTCATATTAAACACCTAAATTTACAAAATGTGAAGAGTTTATTAACTCATGATATACGATAATTTCTTGTTTCAAATACTCAGATACAATACAGGTACTAGCACTATCATTTACTAACGCGTCATTTGTAAAAAAATGATTGTTTCTATATAAATCTATAGCATATTTGTATATTGGACTGTTATCTTCCTTTCGTTGGTCCTTCATTATTTCTTCATAAAGTCTATCGTCTACATTACGTAACTTTGAAAAGAATTCCGCAGCCGCGGGAGTTCGTAAATGAGATAAATCTATTATTTTAATTTTTGAAGTATCTTTGATGTTATACATTATTTCTTGAAAATGTACCAGATAGGGTTCAGAATGAACATCTCTGATTATCATACCCCATTTATTAGAAATAAAATATTTGAACACCTTTTTAATGATGTTTGGTGGTAAATGTTCAGTTACCGAAATACTATCGAATTGTGCTTCAACAAAACATTTAATTATCAATCCCATCATTTCATCAGAAACTTGTAGTTGACTCTTGAAAAAATCATATTCGTCTGGCCAGTGTTGTACATCAAAACAATATGCGATAATACATTGTGTAACACCCGAAAAAAATCTGTCAAGTGGGTTTCTTACTAGAAAAATTATATCTTTTTTATTCTCAAAGAAAAATTCAGTGTAAGATTTTACTCCCATTTCTGTCAAAAAATCGTTATCAGTGTTCCATCTAGGATATGACCGTAATTTTTCATTCAAATCTTCTGGTCTTAATTTCTCTTTTTCGTGCCATGGGGTATGTACATATTTCTTAGAAAATTTATATTCTATAGAATCATTACCATTAATAATATTAGAAGGATATGTCTTAATTGTAAAATCGATTTGTTTATTATCTGTATGTATGTTATCTTGACCGTTACAAACTAACGTACGAAAAAATCTTGTACCAACTTTTTTGTATTGTAATAGCACTCCATTATCAAATACACATACAGTTGGTTCAAATACTTTTGCATCAGGATAATTATTTGTCATATTCATTTAAATAATAGTTTATAGTTTCTAATAACCCTTCTTTAAGAGAGACTTTTTGTTTGATTCCAAATGATTCTGCTCGTTCGGTACTCATTAATCGTTTTGCATCACCATTTGGTTTTGTATGGTCCCACTCAATTCCAACCTTAACACCATACATTTCTTCATATAACTCTACAAGAGTTTCTGCAAGCTCCTTAATAGTTACACCCGTTCCACTACCCAAATTAATTGGTTGTGTAATACGTTGTTCATATGCTTGGATAATACCATCGGCAACATCACCAGCGTAAATGAAATCACGAATCGGTGACCCATCACCCCAACATACAAGAGGATGTTCTTTTTCACCAAATAATCTCTTAATTAAAGATGCGATAACAGTTGATTCTGGTCCGAAGTTGTCGTGGCGTCCGTAAATATTAGCCGGACGGACAATAGATGCCTTATTCCAGTTATATGATACTTGATATACTTCTGCTTGAAGTTCTCCTAGTCTCTTCGCCCACCCCGCATACTTATCCTTTTCAGATGGGAATGTTTTCCATACATCATCTTCAATAAACACTTCTGCTGGTTGGTATACGCCAACGGTAGACGTAAAGACATACCACTCGACATCTTCAAGTCGAGCGGCTTCCATCATATTAGTATTGAATTGTAGCATAGGGACAAAATAATCCGCTGGTTGTTCCATCGCCCGTTTGGGGGAACCTTTTACTCCGGCGATGTGAAAGATTACATCCTGTCCTTTAACGACTTCTCTACATTGAATAAATTCACGAAGGTCGGCTTGGATGAAATGATAGTTCTCTTTGTACTTTTGAATCTGATTTTTTGGTTCTACGATATCTACCGCGGTAACTATTGCACCCCGTTCCATACACTTCTGTACCGCGTAATTACCAACAAGACCATTGGCGCCAGTAATTAAAACCTTTTTACCATTCATTTTGTATTTCCTCAAAAATAACTTTTAGTGTGTCTAATTCTAAATCATAAAACAAGTTTCTGTTATGTATACAAATTTCTTTTGTACTTTTATAAATATCATTCAACTCTTCTATACTCTTACTATTTAAAGACTTTACTAAAGAAATTAATGATTTCATACGTTCTATTGAATTTTCTATATCGTCGTACTCTTCATTCCATATGCTAGAAAATGTCTTAAAACCATATTTTTTTATTTGTTTTAAATATCCGTGTGGTCCAAACACAATAAACGGTTGGTAACATAATATTGGTTTTAATATTTTCTCTGATACAAACAATTCATTATCTACAAATGCAGTTTCCGTTACCAAATTTACACAACTGTCTATAAATAAATTTTTTTTAAATGTGTTTGACGTATTAAAGTCTACTTTACTATCGACATATTGTGTATCCAATTCTATTGGTATACTCTTATTGTAAAGTTCTATTGTTTCTTGTGATAATTCTACATTATTATACTTTTTAAAAAATTCTACATTTTCCGTAGCATAATCTATTGGTCTGAGAAAACTAAAATATGAATTTTTAAATGTACCTTTTATATATTCATCAAGTAATACAAACCTATGAGCTCGGTCTAATGACCTGTTAAAACATAAGAATTTTTTATTTCTAAAGTTATTCAGCTCGTTTAACTCTATTTGTTCGCTAAAATAACCTAAAGAATTTTCATATCTAAAAAAATTATTTTTGTTCTGTGTTGCTTCTTCTAGGAAAAAATCAAATGTGTATATCTTATGTTTAGAAACAGTTGGAATATTTGACAGTTTTGTATTTGTATCTATGTATATTAATTTATCAAAGTTTAATCCGTGACTTTTTAAATATCGTAGAGAAAATTTATATGTAGATTCTCCTGTTGGATCTGGTAATCCTAGTATTAGTAATTTTATATCATTTTCATTTATAAATTGTATCAGTCCTACTGGTATTTTTCTAATACTGTACCCACCCTCATCTATCTCTATTGGTAATATATTTTTAAAACCTTCTTTCAATTGACCATTTAAAGTATAACTTAATTTATTTTTTTGTATGTACTGGTTTAGTGGGCCTTGCCGTGCAAATTTTCCATTTCCATTTGGTGAAAGTATATCATCTAAGAATACAAAATTTAAAATACTACCCATTTTCCTGTTCCGTAATGAGGGTATTTTGATTTATAGTTATAATAAATAACATCCTCTGGAATATCGCGTAACACATATCCCCATGTAACTTCCGTGGGAGTATTTGTGGATACATGATTATCTTCTACTATAAAATATAATGGTAAGTTGAAATTTCTAGCATATTTATGAACTTCATAAAATATACCACTTTCAAATGACATATCTCCTATAAAACACCAAACCTTATCATCACCACCATCTCTCTTAATAGCAGTAGCAACCCCAAGAGCTATAGAGAGAGTTCCACCGACTATAGCCGATGAGTAAAACTTCTCATCTATATTACATAAAGTGATTGATTTACCTTTAAGAATTTCCGACTCAATCCAATCTGGTGATACTCCTTTTAGTAATGCGTGATAGTGGGAACGCCAAGTTGAAAAAACCCAATCAGTTGATTTTATTCTAGTGAATATATCAATAAGTTCGGCTTCATTTCCATTAGAAAGGTGAATTGGACCACGAATTTTGCCACCTTCCCAGTACTCTATTATTTTATCTTCAAATGTAATCAACTCATCTGGTGTATACTTATTTTCCCTGACTACAGGATATTTTTCTAAATTACTAATCATACTCTTCCTCGTTTATAACGAATCTCTTTTTTGTAAGATTGGATTGTTCGTAGGCCATTCCATATTAAACTTGGGGTCATTCCATTTAATTACAGACTGTTTGTCTACATCAACAAAATTACCTTCATAAAACAAATTATAACTGAACACACAGTCTGTTAGTGCGAAATGACCATTTGCAAATCCAGGTGGCACTAGTACTTGCATCTTGTTTGCTTCAGATATTATGTAAGATTCCCATTTACCATAGGTTAGAGAATCTTCTCGAATATCTAATACAACCAAATATATCTCACCTACAAGTGCTTGAACCATTTTCCATGTTTTATGGTCATAGTGTAATCCACGAAGGACACCCTTGTATGACCGTGAGTGTCTATCGTGGACCGTTAAATCTTCCATATAACCGATGTATTGTTTAACTGGATGATATTTTGAGTGATAACTAGTCCAAATTTCCCCACGAAACTCTTGGTACGAGGTAGGAGAAAACATGGGAACTTCATCACCAAACACCTTTGACGGTTTCATATCAAAGTCATTCCAGTTTGCGTATTTGTAATTCATATTATAAGTTGTTAGCGTACCCTAGTGGGAATCCGTTTCTAAATTCGGAGGACATCTTGGGTACAATCATTTTATATGTGTCTATCAACTGGTGAATACCATCGTCAATACTGTACTGCGGTTTCCATCCCGTTGCTTCAATCTTTTCGTTGGATACAATATAATCTCGTTTATCTGGGTCTTCGTAATAATCTGATACACTGATTGAGAAGTCTGGTACATACTTTTTAATCAGATTTACTAATTCTAGTTTAGATAAATTGGCATCAGATAATCCCACATTGAATACTTCATTTTTGTGAGTATCATAGTTTGTAATCATGAAAGAGAATACATCCGCAACATCTTCAATATGAATATAGTTTCTCTTAAAATGTGGTTCAAACAGTACGATATATTTGTCAGTAATTGCCTTATATACAAACTCATTAACTAACAAATCGGTTCTCATCCGTGGTGATGGTCCGAACACCGTTGCTAATCGGAAACAGATTGCATCTGTATTCTGTAATAGGTATCTTTCGGCATTTACCTTTGTCACCCCGTAATGAGAGATAGGATTGAGTGGACTTTTTTCAGTACATACCTGTCCGCCTTCCGCTACACCATATCCACTATTCGTATTAGGGAACAATATCTTTGACTTCCCATCAGCAAAATTTACTACATCAACAATTTGTTCATAGTTTAATTGTGTCGCACCTAATGGGTCTGCATCGCACGCAGGGAATCCAACTCTAGCTGCGAGCGGGATAACAATATCATGTGTTGTTACTAATTTCTTCAGAAGGTCTTTATTTCTTGCATCTCCATAAACAAACTTAAAGTTTTTATTCTTAACAAACGGGAGCAACGATAACTGGTTAAACTCCAAAGAGTCTAACACAGTTACCGAATACCCATCATTGAGTAATCTGTTCGTAATGGTGGAACCTAAGTAACCAGCACCACCCGTTAATAAAATTCTCACCTTAGAATCCCCAATGTTCCTTTCTCATCGCGTACATATCAATCGGTTCACGCTTCATTTGCGCTCCAGATGCGAACGGTGCGCCTTCCTTTAAGTATCCACCGATGAAATTACGGCGCATTCTCTTTGAGAGATTTGGTTCCGACCCGTGGACAACGTGTGAATGAAGAATGGTCATTGTTCCCTTACGTTGATACCCTTCTACCTTTCTAAAGGTATGTCCCTCTGGCATGACACATGGTTTACCGCGTTCATTATGCCAGAACGCAGGATTAGTTTTGGTCCGTTCTTCATCTACTTCAATCGGAAGTACTGGTAAAAGGTGTGAACCTTCATAATTCCATACAGCACCATTTACTGGGTCATGGTTATCCAGTGCAATTGCAACATTGATGATTTCATTTGGACCACATTTAGTATAGAATGCATTTTGATGTTGGTCGCGACCAAGTTGTCCGGGTGGTTTGAAATATCCCCAACTTTGCATACCAATTATATTTCCCCCCATCAAGAATTCACATGCTTCAAGAATTTTTGGATGAGAATATAACTTTGCTAATTTTGGAGATAACTTGTGTGGATACGAGAAAGGATCCCACTCTCCCCAAACCTTACCATCGGGCGCAGTAGTTCCAGTTCGTTCTCTACGGAGTTTATCCATTTCTTCATTGACTTCATCTACCTCTTCTTCTGTGAGAAGTTCGAGGTTTATGTAACCAATATAACGCCATGCAAACATCATTTGTTGCTGTTCGTCTATTGTTAAATACTTGTACTCTTTCATACATCCTCCCTAATATGGGTTTACAGTTAAAACTAATTAATTACAACTAATTTGTCAAGGGTTATTCTCGTTCAATATCTAAAGTAATACAATGCGGACCACCACTTAATGTCCTCGCGTGTCTTAATTTAACGGGTATAGAATCTATTCCCATTTTTTTCAATAATTTCATTAACATAATTTGATGTTCTTCTACCATGACCAAATTCTCATTGATAGAAAGAATATTCATACCCAACCATGGTGATGCCGGACACCAATCTGACATAACTTGAGTTGCATACGGTTCTGGTGCACTAAGTATGTGCCAATTCTTTAGAAATTGTGGCATATTATTTGTATTGACTCTGGAAGGATTTGTTAATACCAAACCTTCTCGTAAGAAAACAAATGTGGTATCTATGTGAATGTACGCGTATACATTTTCCGCAAGATGTACTGTATATTTATCAGAGATATTGTCTCGTAACCACGTTTGTAAATATTCTGCCCCAACTTTATTTCCAGTGTTAGATATTAAATATAATAAGTCATAGTTTGCCCGTAGAACATTTGCAGCATCAAATACAGGTTCATTATTCATCAATGTACTTCTAGATAAGTCACTACGGTCATATAAACTATCTTCTGCGACTGGTTTTGGGAATGTTACCCAACTTTCGGTGGTGAATAGTTGTTTGTATTTATCCGCCTCATCCCGACGTTGACGTAAGGTCATTGGAGTAGCTATTACCTTATCTTTAATTACTAACATAGAATCTCGGGGGCAGTAATCATAGTATGAGTCATTAAATGGTCTGTCACCTGGTATTACTGGTGGTCTGTATACCTCGACCCCCAATCCTACCAAAATCTTTTGAATTTCATTTAAATCTTCTTCTGTTTCTTCTAAAACTTGATTAGGATATGCCCCAGTTGGTATTGTAAAAAACTGGTCATCTGTGTAGTGAGCATAGTCTATACAATGTAATCCTTTATCTTTGACTGATGGAATCTGTGCATTGTGAACATTTCCTAGTATTATCTTTTTAAGATTACCCCACTCATTATTTACATTAGGTGTTAACATTTAGAACCTCAAACAAATTTTTAATAAAAAACTCTTTCATTAACTTCCCATCTGCGTATGTTAAGAATAATTTTTGATTATATACTAGTACATCTTCAAAAATAGAGTGATACCAGTTATGAATTTCTTCTAATGAAAATTTAGACAATCTTTCTATTTCATTTATTATCATTTTGAATCGTTCTGCACCATTTTCTTCATCATCATAACTTTCATCAATAAACGGAGAAAATGTCTTAAATCCAAACCGTTTGATTTCTTTAAGTCCATGCGCTGGTCCCATAAAAATAAACGGTTGTAGATGACCTATTGGTTTCCATGTCTTTTCAGAAAAATAACCACCGTTCTCAAAAAAGTTAGTTTCTGATGTTATGTGTATGTAGGATTGTAAATATATTCTTTTGTTTTCGAAATTAAATCCCCACACATTTTCTAAATTGTCATAATCTAATGTACTGACGGGTTTATTTTGTTTTAAATTTTGGTACTCAGCTTCTATCGTAACGAATGGGAATTTATCTCCAATATGATGTACGGAATACATTGATTGGTCTAAATCAAACATTTTCATAGAATCTAAGTCATATGATACAAAAAAGTTATCAATAATGTTTAAATGATTAAACATCAGAACAGAATATAAACGATGTGGTCGCATCCGTCTATTTAACATTAAAAACTTTTTCTGTCTTACGATTTTATCAGTAACTTCTTCCTTAGAAACTACACTACAGACATTAGAAATATTATTAAATGTAGTGACTTGATTGTTTAATATTTTTCTAAACTCTTCGGCTTTGTCTTTCAACGACCAAATATGATACAATAATTTAATCTTACCTACATTTTTATTTTCATTATATGGCCGTTTTGTAAATGCATCATACCATATATCAAAAGTTTTTTTGATATTATAATCAGATATACAGAATATAATTTTTTCAAATGGTATATTAAATTCTTCTGCGTCTTTATATATAACTTCAAAAAACTCTGTGTTTAGTGTTCCTTCGTTTGAATAATTTATAAAAAGATAAAAGTTTTCAATTGTCCTAATTAAATGTTTTGTTCGTTCTGGTATAAAAAAGAAGAACGACCTATGCATATGTAGACTATTATGCAATCCAAATGTACAACTTGCTCCACCAAACGGAGACATTAAATACAAATATATAGCCTCTTTTTGGTAGTTGTTTGAAGAAACATCGTAAGTAGATATTCTACCATTAAGAGCATATTCTACTGTACCTTGCCCGTGCCAAACTGCTACACCATCATAATACTTGTTTTGTAACTTTGATATAATACCGTTTTCTCTATTAAAATCTTCTTCTATATGAGACTGGAAGTAATCAAAATTTAAACAATTTTCTAATGGTCCCGCGGGAGATATGTAATCGTCAACTAAAAATACATTTTTCATACATTTATTGTTTGTAAAAATTTATTTTTAATACTACCATTTCTGAAAAAGTCGGTTAGTAAATTTCTGTTGTGTAATAATTTACCTTGTACTGAGTTATACAAACGATGTAACTCTTCAATAGACAGATTACATACTCGTTCTACATTATTTAGAATCATAGATAATCGTTCTACTTCATTTTCAATTGTATCATAACTTTCATCAAAAAACTCTGGGAATGTTTCAAAACCTAATTTACGTAGTTCTGATAAAGTGTTTGGATTACCGTAAACTATAAATGGGTGAAAATATATCATAGGTCTTATAGTTTTTTCAGTAATAAATATTGCCCCACCACTTACACCCGTTTCATTTACAACAGAAAAATATGTATCATTCCACATATCTTTTTCTGTAAAATAGTTGTGCATATTAGCCACTTCTGTTGCATCTTCGTAGTCTATAACGAATGGATATTTCTCTTTAATTTTTAGTTTATACTCAATATTTTCTGGTACTTCACAAAAATCATCAAACTCAGTTGACCTAAGTAAAGAGATTAGTCCTTTATCAAACAAACCTCGTTCTATTAAGTTCAATATCATTCTTGGTCTATGTAATCTGTTACTATTTCTGTTTAGACAAAGAAAATGTTTGTTTCTAGTGTGTGATATTGGTTTTACATCTAACGAATATTTAATATTGCGTTCAATCACATTATTTACTTCGTAATTGTTAGTCATACTTTCATACTTAAGAATATTTTTTCCAGGTTCTCCTTCAACAAAAAAATTAATTGATTCACATAACATAAACGAAGTTAAATTATATTTTCTTAAGTAGTTGTCATAGATTTGTTTAATATTAGATGTATTTGTTACAAATACTACTTTTTTATTACTAATTTTATGTTTCTCAACAAAATTGTAGATATTTCTAAAAAAGTCATCAGAATACTCTAAACAACCTTCTTTATCGTCTATAAACAATACTTTTACACTATCATAATTCTTTAGTAGTTTAAATGATTTTTTACTTAGAATATTATCTAAATCCACCCTTGAAATATAATCTACTATAGTTTGGTCAAATGTACTGGCGATAGCAAATATATTAATGTCATTTTCTAGTTGTTCATTAGACAAATTATGTACCAACACCCTGTCTGTGTTACTTACATATTCGGATATTAAATGAAATATATCTAGTGTCGTTTTAGATATACGAAAACTAGAATTATCTATCATTCGTAGTGTAACATCGTCCATATCCACCAAACCATCATTTATTTCACTAAACAATATTGGTATATCTTTTAATTGATACCCTAATGGGAGATATCCGTTCGGAGTTAAAAATTCATATAAAAAATTTACTTTAGTCTTCATTGTGATATGGATACTTACAATATTTATAAAATTCTTCTAATTCAGGAAATGTATCTAAGAAATTAGTTCCTCGACGAGCATCATATGTATCTACAAATGATGCAAAGTTTTTTCTTTGGTCTATAAATGACGGTTTTTTTGTTTTTATTTCATTAAGAACTAAATAGTATAGTCGTTCCATTCTATGAATTTCGTAATCATAAAATCCCTTTGCAGCCAAATGGTACCAATTAGAATACTGTTGATTTCTCATCATGAAACTTACAGAATCGGCTATTTGTTGGTGGAAGTTTTCTGTTAGTAACCACGCCGCTAAAAAGTCTGGATGCCTTAGATAAGGAATATCAACACTTAACGGTAACTGTCTGTGTGTTGCGTCAGAATATTTTAACTTCAAATCTAACATATCCTTTAAGAAGTCAGTAAACGATGTCACAGACAACAAGTTATATGTACACATTAATGTAGCCTTACTATTTGGTACTTCCTTTAAGAATCTATCTAGATTACTTAACCAATAATCGTACTTCAATCCAAACCGAATATATTCTGCTCGTTTACCGTGTGCTTCATTACTGGTAAACAATTTAAATTCTTTTACTGCTTTCTTATCTTGAATTATAGAGATTTTTTCAAAGAATTTATCAATAATTTCTTTAGGAGCACCCAAGTTACTATTGATGTTAAATTCCATTTGTGGTTGTGGATTATCAATTAAATAATCTAATACTTTAAAAGTATTCTTACTTAATAATGGTTCACCACCAGTAATTCTAAAAGTATGTAAATCTCTAACTGCATCAGGCCACCATTTCCAAAATGCATCAACATATGGATTATCTTCTGATTGTAAAATAGGTAGTCCCTGTCCTCGTTTTAGGTTATCTACACTATTGAATATCATACCAGTTGGTAACTTATATGGACCGTGTTGTTTAATTTCTTGCATCCATGTAGTTGAGTACAACGGAGAACAATACGCACATTTAAAATTACACGTAGTGTCAAAGTCAACTTCCATGTATGATGGATTTATGTTTGTATCCCATGGTAATACTTTAATTGTTTGTAAATGTGGTCTAGACCAATCTTCAGAACTTTTTATTATTCTATCGCTATAAACTTCTCCCTCGTTATCCTTTTTTGGAGTATCTTCTACTCTCCAACAATAATCGCATTCGTCTGGACGTATACCTTCTAACATTGATTTTCTTTGTTCTTTTTTAAATTGAGTGTTGTGTAGGGCAGTTGGGTTATGTTCCAGTTCTTCTAATGGAATTGGGTGCACTTTAGGATGGTGACAACTATGTGTTGTACCATTACCTAAATGAATAGTAACCTGCTGCCATTTGGCCGCACACATTGTCGGACTAATAACATCTAATTCTCGTTTAGTACTTTTAAATGAATCTGTTGCGGATTTTATTATATTACTCATGTTATTTATATCCTATTGTCATAAATCTGTAGAATGGTTTATTTGGTCCCATACATTTCAATTTATTCGTAAACACGATATTTTTCAATGTACTATTATTATTGAATTCTTCTAAGGTTTCAAAACATCTCACATGCTCTTGACATTCATAAAAATTGTTTCCCTGTATAACTACAGGAGTTCCTACTGGTATGTTTTTTAACCACATATCATATACATCTTGTGTAACGTGTTCAGTACTAGTATTAATTACTAGATTTGGTTCAATATAGTTATTAAATCTTGCCATATCTTCGGTAATAAAGTTTATTCTAGAATCATTATTAGATAACATATTACCATATATAATACAACTGTCATCGATGTCAATATTGTATACTGATGTGGGAAAATTATCTACTATAAGTTGTGACAATATTCCATACCACCCACCAATAACATAAACATTACCTGATAATGTTGGTATATGTTTTTTTATATTATTTATCAGCCACGATTTACTACGAAGTTGACTATCCCAAAAACTCTCTAAGATTCTATATTGTATTTCTTTATTACAATTTCTTATTATATTCATCCACTGAACGACACGGGATGATTTTATAGGTAATACATCATCCATATGTTTCTTCAAAATGTTGTTCTAACCAAGTCCAACTGACCGTATTCCGAAGTGCTTCTGGGTTCTTTTCGTGTTGTTGTGCGTATTCATGTCCATCCTTTGCACCCTTCAATACCCACTCAGCATTTTCTCCTTCCGCAAACGCCAACCATCGTTGTAACCAGAGATGAGCATCGGTTGAGTGTTGTAAGGTTAACTTGACCGTTTCACGGAATGCGGTTCTCCATGCCTCATATGGACTTGTAGCAAAATGAGCTTCACTCACTGTACGTGGAATAGAAACCGTCTTACTGTATTGAGTAAAGTCCAGTCCGAAATTTGTTGGTGTATTCAATACAAGATTGGTGTTATAACAGACGATTCCCATATGCCCATATTCTAAACGATTACTCATATTCTTGGCTTGGAATACTACATGAGCATCGGGAATAGTTTCTACCGGATAATTAAATACGGTTACATCCGTTACATAATTTTTACCAGTGACCACAAAGAATTGATTCTTATCTCCGGCCAAATCTACGCAACGATGAAATACTTTTCTCCGTCCATCAATATTATCAATTCGTATTGCTTTAGGATAAATAGAACTCAAGTGCTTCCAATTTTTATCTGCATTTGTTTCGCCGTTACTAACAAAAAACACAGGAACTTCTGTCTGTTTTGGTTTACGGATAACGGAAACCGTTCGTACCGCCGAAGCAGGATTGACTTCCACAATCATCTTTTCTGACCACTCCCACGGGTCATCACTTTCCTTCTTCATCTTTTCAATGATTTTCTTCTCTCCTGCCCATCCCGCGATAAACACTTGTTCGGCATCCTTACGAACAACAAACACCACAGGACCAGAGATGTGTTCCCATGTTACTCCATTGGTACACCGATAGAGTTTCTTTTCTGCTAACGGCGTATCAACAATCTGCACATAATCAAATACACTTAGTTCCTTTTCACCTGCCTGTGCCCACCCATCTGCGTCCTTGACCGTTTCCATATAGTCAGTAAACCATCCAAGACTCCGTACCCACGGTTTGGTTTCTACAACCCAATACTTTTTAAATAAGTCACTATGGGCTAACCACGATTCATTATTAACCATTTTTCTTTACCTTTTTTGTATGTCTCTTAATTCTCTGTTCTTCATTTACACCTAAATTTGGACCAAATGCCCACTGTCCTACATGACGAACTTGGAAACTAAGGTTCATATCAACTAAAATCTTATATCCTGCATTTCTTAATTTACTTTGGAAAAAGAAATCTTCTCCGTGCCATTCCTTATCTTTATATTCAAATGCAAAGTATGGAGGTACTATTTTATTTAGTACTTCGGTTTTCATCATCATACATCCCATTCCAATTCCTTCGACTTCTTGAAGTTCTTGGTCACCTTCTAACGGTAACCAATTTTCCCAATTACCTCGTTCTGGATACGCGACCGTTTGTAATGGTACCGACCGTTTCATGTAATTTGCACAGACTATATCTACATTATGTCCCATTAATCGCATAGCTGTAGTGTTGGGGAACATCATATCAGAATCTAACCACAATGCATAGTCTGCCTTTATTTCTAATGCTTGTTGTGCGAGGCGTTCACGTTGTGTCAATAATATTGTACTTTGGTCATATATAACATGAACATCAATACCTGCCATGGTGGTAGTTTTCACCATTTCTACTAAACACGCAGTAAACAAACTATATGTGTACTCTCTACATGGTACTAAAATTGCTAATTTAGTAGGTTTGGTTTGCCAAATACTTAAATCGTAGATGTTCTTCATAACCCCGCCACCCCAGAAGCTAATGTAGCAGCTTGACTTGTAATTTCTCGAATCATTGTAGTGATTTCTTGTATTCTTTTTACAATTAGTTGATAATCCGCTAAAGGAAACTGAGTAATTGTATTTAATGTTTCGATACTGTATTTATCGAATATAAGAATTTCCATCGCACCCTGACGTGCCCACTTTTCAATCATTGCAAATCTTGCTGTTTGTGGGTCGTTATTTAATAAATTTAACAGATGTTGTGGGTCGTGTTGAGCTAATACAGTTTCGAGAAATGTAATACGTTCAGGCCATTCACCCTTTTCTTTCAGATATTGTAATTCGTATAACAATTCACAAAGAACTTTTTTGTCATAACCAATAGAAACCCATCGGACATACCTTTCTTCGTAGTCCGATGGGTTAGTGTTTACTGCCGCTAATAATGTTTCGAATGTTATTTCACTCATAAAATATAACCCCTTATTTGATAACCATTTTTAAATATATATTACATTATAAGACTTGTCAAGTCCCTATATTATGCATAGTTATTTGGTGTAGTTTGTCCACCAAAATCAATAGATAATCGAATTTGACCAGTAGTAATACCGCGTTGCGCACCTAAATTGGCACGCAACGCAACTTGACCTGACAATCCGTATGCGTTTCTCACCTTCCCCATCGCGATTTCTGAACCGGTTGCTGGAATTATACCCATTGTCTACTCCTACCGGTATTATGCGTTAGAGGTCTTTTTTATTTCATCCAGCTCAGTCTTAAGTTCCTTAATTGCTTCAATTAATAAAGGAACCAGTTTTTCATACTGAACTGTGAGGTATTCTACTCCCTGTGTATCTACTCCACCAAATACGAATGGTGCGATACGAACCACTTCAGGAAGAACTTTTTGTACTTGTTGTGCACTGACACCAACTTGACGTTCTTCCTTATTAAATCCAAACGACTTAGCCAATTCATTTTCTGTGTAATAATATCCATTTAATAACATTACTTTATCCAACGCATTAGTAATGTTTCCAGAGAAATTCTTAAGGCGTTCATCTGAATAGTATGCGGTGATTTCACTTGCGGCGCGAATTTCACCTGTGGCGCCAGATGGATTTGTTCCCACACCCAACGAAGCGTGTGATTTTATGTCACCCAATACATCCAATCTGTAATCGGGAACCGCGGTTCCAATTCCAACTCTACCTGTACTATGTGCTATAGCGAATTGTACACCGAGACTAGTTGTAGTAGAGCCACTCATAATACGGAAAATATTTGCGTAGTTATCTATGTGAGTAGCTGTAGTATACGACCCGCCAGGTGGTTGTAATACAATTTGACCACCTTCGTTGCTTGTATCCACTGGACCAAGACTTAAATTTGCTTCCGTTGGTGCCGCCGTAGCTCCAATTTGTAATCTCGTTCCATCAAAGTTAAAATTAGTAGTACTGGTAAGTGTAGTTGCTCCCGAGAAGTAAGCTACTTTATTTGCTGCACCACCACTGATGGTTCCTGCGCCAGAAGTACCAGAGGTTCCATTTCCTCCGTTTGCTCCAGAAGTACCAGAGGTTCCATTTCCTCCGTTTGCTCCACTCGTACCAGAACTACCATTTCCTCCGTTTGCTCCACTCGTACCAGAACTACCTGAACTACCATTAGCTCCGTTTGCACCAGAAGTTCCTGAACTACCATTTGCTCCGTTTGCTCCAGAAGTACCAGATGAACCGTTTGCTCCATTTGCACCTGAAGTTCCTGAACTACCACTTGTACCAGATGAACCTGAAGTTCCTGAACTACCATTTGCTCCATTTGCACCTGAAGTTCCTGAACTACCATTTGCTCCCGAGGTACCTGAACTACCACTTGTACCAGATGAACCTGAAGTACCATTTGCACCAGAAGTTCCAGAACTACCAGATGAACCTGATGTTCCTGTACTACCAGATGAACCACTCGTACCAGATGAACCTGAAGTACCCGAACTACCACTAGTACCAGAACTACCCGCCGTTCCAGAAGTTCCTGCTGTACCAGCAGTACCTGCTGGGGTTAATGCGAATGATGCGGTTCCGAAGAACCCGACTCCGTTTACAATAGAACTGGTGAATGATGATGCAGAAACAGTTCCTGCAACAGTAATTTGTGACCCATTATCTGTAATAATAGATTCGGTTATGTGTTCAAGTCCTGCCGACTTTAATACTTTATTTTGTGTTAAAAGAGTTTCATTTCCAATACTATTAAATGTTGCTGGTCCCACCAGTAATACCGATGAGGTGACTCCACCTGCCGTATTTTGGTGAACGAATACCCATTGGTCATTTGTTGAATCAAATAATAGTGACCCACTTCGTTGTGGTGATGAACCGGAGTCAATAACTGCCAATCCACCAAATCTGACACTTGGATTATCGACATTCGTGGTAATAATATTAGTTCCAATATTTAATGTGCTTTGTGACACATAACTAATGGATGATGACCCTAGTACTGTTAAGTTACCAGTAATCGTTTGTGATCCAGACACTACACTGGTACCTACTACGGTTAATGTTGCACCGTCAAATCGTAAATTACTTTCAACAGATGCATTTGGAGCACTACCATTTAAAGTAATTAATCCATTATCAGTAGTACCTGTGAGTGTAAGTGTTCCTGATGTTCCTGATGAACCTGCAGAACCACTTGATCCAGAAGTTCCACTACTACCTGAGGTTCCTGTTGACCCCGATGTTCCTGATGAACCGGATGTACCTGTTGTTCCAGAACTACCTGAGGTTCCTGAACTACCACTTGAACCAGATGTTCCATTTTGTCCTGATGTGCCAGAGCTTCCTGATGTTCCTGAACTACCACTAGTTCCTGTAGTTCCTGATGAACCGGATGTACCTGTTGTTCCAGAACTACCTGAAGTTCCTGAACTACCTGAAGTACCACTAGTTCCTGCCGAACCAGAGGTTCCTGATGACCCAGAGGTACCTGTACTACCCGATGAACCAGAGGTTCCTGATGACCCAGAACTACCTGAAGTACCAGATGACCCACTGGTACCACTACTACCTGAAGTTCCACTTGAACCAGAAGTACCAGATGTTCCAGAAGTTGCTGCTGTATATGAAGTTCCGTTAATTAATAATGAACCTGTTATTTCTAGTGAACCTGTTCTTTGATGTACATCATCTAGACTATCACCGAATTTAGTTGAACCACTTTCGTAGATAATAGACGCAGTGACAAATTGTGTTTCAAGTCTACGAATTGACGCAGTACCATTTACCTGTATGTTACTTGCGGTTATTTGGCCAGTAACTACTAATGAATTACCATCAAAAGTTAAATTACTTTCTACTCTAGCATTAGGTGCAGTACCATCTAATGTAATTAATCCATTATCAGTCGTACCCGTAAGTGTTAATGTACCCGATGTACCAGATGAACCAGATGTTCCTGAACTTCCGCTGGTACCAGATGAACCTGAGGTGCCTGATGAACCGGATGTTCCCGATGAACCAGAACTACCAGAAGTACCAGTACTTCCAGAACTACCACTTGTTCCAGAACTTCCACTGGTACCAGATGAACCTGATGAACCACTTGTTCCAGACGACCCAGATGTTCCAGACGAACCCGCGGTCCCAGATGAACCAGAAGTTCCACTTGAACCGGCTGTACCTGATGTACCTGATGTTGCGGCCGTATATGAAGTTCCGTTAATTAATAATGAACCCGTGATTTCTAACGAACCCGTTCTTTGGTGTACGTCATCAAGTGTATCACCAAATTTAGTAGACCCACTGTCATAAAAGATAGATGAAGTTACATATTCAGTTTGAATAACATTAGCAGTAAGTGTTCCTACAACATTAAGATTTTGTGGGAATGTGAAATTACTAGCGGAGAATGTTGTCCCCGTTATTTGATTTAATTGAATTTGTGAAGATGCTGTAACCCAACCTGGGTATTGTGTTGAACTCGATACTGTTCCTACTGGTAGTAATTCTTTTACTTGACCAGAACTACTAACTACGGAATCTAAATCTAACTCAGCTTGTATTTGAGCAGAACTACTGACCGTTCCCGTAGGTAATAAAGGTTTTACCTGTGCCGAACTACTGACTGTTCCAGTAGGTAATGAATTGGTAATTTGAACAGAACTAGAAACAACACCACCACTTAATGCAGTTGTTGGAATACTTCCACTTCTAATCAATATACCAGTAAGTCTTGTTATCGCCATTATATAATCTCTGAGAATGAGTTATCTGATATAAATATAAAGAAACCTCTAATAAATCTACTTTTTACATACTAACTTAGACTTAATCTAATACCCTTTACCAATATATTTGAAGAAGTTGGTGGGGTTGTAATAAAGGATAATTGTGTTCCAGTTACCGTGTAATCTTCTGTTAATGCATTTACTAAACCGTCTACCGACACCGTTAATATTGACGGACTATACGATTGTGATAATGTATAATTACTTGTTGTACCATCACCAACAAATAAGTGATTGTCTGCAACGAGATTAATGTTTACATATGACGCGGTAGTTGCGAATGACGAAGTTTCTGTATAACTTGCTGTTGAAATTATACCAAAGAAGGAACCACTAAATGATCCAGTGACTTCATTCCCGGTATTTATGAGAGCTTTAGCGAAAATAACAGAGGACGATGGTGGAGCAGAAGTAAATTGTAAAGTAGTATTACTGAGTGTATAATCGCTTACAGAGTTATATGTTAATCCATCAACACTAACAAATAAAGAATTAATTGCGTATGAACGGTCTAATTCATAATTTGTTGTAGTTCCATCACCAATAAACTCATAATTGTCTATGTTAACTGCAAGTGGGATGTTTGTTAATCCACGACCATCACCAATAAATGACCCGGTATATGAACCAGTTAAGTTATTCTGTGCATTTAAAAGTGCATTAACTAAAATATTAGATGATGACGGTGGAGCTTCAACAAATGTTATAGACCCTGTATAATAGGTAAAATCTACATTTGGGGTAAATGTTAAACCATCTACACTAACTCTGAGATTATTTTCTATATAACTCTGAGATAGTACATAAAGTTGTGTAGTTCCATCTCCTACGAATTTATAAACATCACTTACAACAGACGCACCAACATCAATATTTGTAAGTTGACTACCATCACCCTTAAAATAAGAAGCAGTCACCCCTTGAGTTACATTGAGTGACCCAGTGATGACTGCATTACCTGTGAAGGGGAATCCGTTTCCTGCGGCTGTACTTAACGCAAATGAAGCGGTGGTTGCAAATGAAGAACTAATTGCGGCACTTGCTGTACCAACAAAGTTCGATGCCGTAACTGAGCCAGAGATAACATTAATACTACCAGTAGGGACTATCAGCCCCTTTCTGGCTACAAATTCATTTGCCATAATTCCCCTTTTTCATTATCCAAAGGTGAGAAGTTTCTATTGTAATAACCTTTTACTTAAACTTAAATTGCACGAATTGCAGTCTTTACATACCAATCATTTGATGCTGCGGTTGCCTTTAATCGTGCGGTTGCGGACACAAGGTCTACTGTAAAGGTGATATCAGTCGTGTTACCTAAATCGTTTGTAGAAGTATCGGTGAATTCTACATTCGTTGTACCTGCTTCCCAGACTGCCATCACAGTACCTGCACGATAGTTTGAACCCTTCTTTACTACATAATCGAAGAATGCTGCGTCATAACTACCAGTTTGTACTGTTGCAACTACTTCAGCTACACCTATATCAACATCGGTATTACTACCCGAACTGTAGAGGACACCGTGGATAACTGCTCCACCATTTAGAACAAGTTGGTCTGCGGTGGTTGCACCTTGTGAGGTAATATTTTGTATTCCGAACGAATAACTTGAACCAAGATTGAGTGGAACACCGTTGAAGGTAATTGCGTTAGCACTTACTTGACCACTGGTAACTGTGAAGTTTGAACTTGTGAATGATGCAACACCGACACTAGATGTAGTTGCGTTTACACCACTAATCGTAATTGTTTGACCACTGACTGTTGCTGCAACACCACTTTCACCATCAACAGTAAGTGCTTGTGTCTTAAGTGCGACAGTACCAGTACCACCTTCTGAGCCAGTAATATTAAGATTTGTTACGATACCGGTAATATTACTACCATCACCACTGAATCCTACAGATGAAGTTACTGAACCCGTTATATATAGTCCAGCTTCAATATGTGTCAACCGTGATGGGAAATCTATACGAATAGAACTTGATTCTGGGCGACTGTCAATGTGGTCATCACCATGCGCGACAGGAACACGGTGGTCAGTTAATCCTACTTCGTTACCTAACGCACCTGTATTTTTTGGACCAGCGATAATAACTGCGGAATTGTAGTTTAGGTCATCTGCTTCGTATATCCAACGATTATTTAGACTGTCCCACAGAAGTGAACCAGTTCCGAAAGTAGAACCAGAATCAATGACAGACAATCCTGCAAAGCGTACAATATCATCGTCGTTAACAATTACACGACTTGTTCCTACAACATATTGTGAAGATGTAACATATTGGGTAGACATACTGACTGCTGTGAGTAATCCAGTAACAGTCAATGAACCAGAAATATTTACATCCTTAGCAATTCCAACACCACCTTGTACAACTAATGCACCATCAGTAAAGTTTGTACTGTTGGTAGTATTGGTAACTGTTTGAACACCAGTAAAGGTATTTGAACCAGTTGTTGCAATAGTTGCGATACCAGTAGTGTTACGAACATCAACTTGAACAGAAGATGAAACTGTATCTGCTGGAAGAAGGTCTTTAACTTGTGCACTACTTGATACAACCCCATTGGTTGCAAGAAGCGAACCAGTAATACCTTCGGTTACTTTTAACGAACCCGTGACCTGTACGCCCCCATCATTAACGATGAACTTTTGCGTCCAAGTAGTTCCGTTAAATGATGCTACATGGAAGTTTGCATCTGCATTACTTCTGTTATCGTATACGAATTCTGCGGAACCGCGTTGTGTTGATGATACGTGGTTGGTACCCCACATTTGATAGTATGCACCAAGAACACTACTACCATTCCAAAAACCAAAGAGTGTACTATCAGTATCGTCTACGATACGAATTTGACCATCGTTTGAAAGTACAATGTTTCCACTTACGATTTGGTCTGCGGTGAATATGTTTGAACCAGTAGTTGCGATTGTTGCAATACCTGTGGTATTACGAACATCGGTTTGGATGGAACTACTGAATACATTATCAGAGTTTAACTTTTGTTTTACACCAGTAAGGAAGTGTGCAGATGATGTATCAAGTGCGAGGGATACACTTGAACCCAGTGCTACTGTACCACCATCTTGTAAACCACTACCTGCGGTTACAGTAATAGAATCATTATCAAGACCACTATTTGGGATATTAGTGATTTGTGCACCACTACCAGAGAATGAACCGCTGACCGAGGTTGCACTGATTGGGCCTAGTGTTTTAACACTACCAGTAATTGTTACTATATCATTAGTATCATTACCTAAGTTGGTACTACCACTAACAGTAAGTTGGTCAAGAACAGTAATACCATCAAGACTGATATTAGTTGCTTGTACAGTATCAATATATGCCGTACCACTTACATATAAATTACGCCAAGATTTTGGATTAGAACCAAGGTCGAATGAATTATTAACATCTGGAAGAATTGACGAACTAACTTCCGCCAGAAACTTGACTACATCAATGTCTGCATTACCGACAGTTAGGTTTCCACCTAATGTAAGGTCGCCGGTGATACTTGCACTACCAAGTAATTGCAGGTTTGATGCGGTTACATTATATCCAGTTGCATCTATATCACCTTGGACCAACAATGATCCAGTGACTTTTGCACCGTTATTAAGGACTATCAGGCCTTTACGGGCAATAAATTCATTTGCCATACAGTTCTCCCATCGGGGTTATCAGTATATAAATATTAAATACTTTGTTAAGAATTCAAATTTGGAAACAATTTAAAGAGACTTTGTACTGTCCATTGTCCACTTCCAGAACCATTACTATTGACCCGTAACTTGAAATAACTTCCCGATTGAATAAACCCGAAAGATATGTCTTTGGTGTCCCCAATATCTGCGGTTGAGATATCGGTAAATACCACACTACTTCCAGACCAGGTTGCCATCACCATTCCAATACGGGTTGCCCCAGGTCGTTGAGCAATATATTCAATAGTGGTTCCTGAATAGTCCGCAGTGGATATATAAGGTCTTACATCTTCGGTTGCCCCAAATATACCAGTATTTATCGACCCAGTAAATATAATATTAACTGTTCCTGCATCCAATCTAAATTCGTTAGATTTGACAATTGCCGGTTCAATTGTGGTATCTACCAATAATCCGACAACTTGGGTACTACTGGATACGAAATTGGTATAATCGTTTAATGCGACAATTGCAGACCCACTTTTAGTATACAGCTTTCCATCGGAAATATTGACCGCAAGTTCACCATCATACATGGCACTTGCGGTTGGGACTGCTCCGTACTGACTATTATATAAAGGTATAAAACGATTTGCTGGCATATTATCTCAATAAATAAATTCTTTAATAAATAGTGTGATTATGATACGACAACCACTCCGAACAATGAACCTGGTGTATTAGTTGGGTCACAATAAATGTGAATTGCATCAAATTGACTTAGTGTTAATCCAGAGAAAGTATATGTCTGAATTGTATCTTGTGTTAGGTTTAATGACGAACTAGCTATTAGTGATGCTCCAGAGAATGCTGCTCCATTTGCATTTCTAGCAACACCAACTAAAGTAGAATTTGTTCCGGCATTATCTTGACGCAAATACACCGTTACTGTACTTAATCCAGTTGAATTAATTAAGAATGCAGTATCAGAACTTGGTGATGCGGAATCACCTGCTGTTTTCGTGTTTGAATTAAAATAGAATGCTGATGCATTTGCTCTACTTGTACCCACTGTTAAACGAATCGTACCAAGTGTCGCAATCTGGGTACTACTGGATACAAGTCCCGCTGGTAACCCTAACGGTGCAGCGTATGATGCGGTAAGTGCGAATGATGCCGTTGCTGGTGTAGACGATACAAATGATGCAGTTGTTGCGTGTGATGACGATACTGCATACGAAGAGGTACCAAAGAATCCTACACCGTTTACAACAGAACTTGTAAAGTTACTTGCGAATACTGCTCCTGCAATATCAATGTGAGTTCCACTTTGTGATACGATAGAATTACTGATATGGTCATCACCGGTTGCAACTGGAATATATCCCGTAGTTAGTCCGACCTCTTGTCCCAACGAACCAGTGTTCTTTGGTCCTGCTATGAGTATTGCACTATTGTACCCAGACCCACTTAGATTTTCATACAAGAACTTATGGTTTTGACTGTCCCAGTAAATAGATGCTGTTGCTGCTGTTGAGCCGGAGTCAAAAATAGAAATACCAGAGAATCTAACCAAATCATCGTCATTTAACAATATTTTACTTGTACCAACAATATATTGTGATGAAGTGACATATTGAGTAGACATTGTGACGGCGGTAAGTAATCCCGTAACAGTCAATGCTCCAGAAACTATTTGATTACCAGTAACAGTAAGTGTTGACCCATCAAATGTTAAGTTTGATTCTGCAACAGCAGCATTGGTTGTTCCATCTGAAGTTAGTATTCTGTTGTCTGCTGGGTTTAATACTGTGTTAAACCCTGTACCTGATGTTCCAGATGACCCACTGGTTCCCGTACTACCTGAACTACCAGATGTACCATCTTGTCCAGATGTACCAGAAGAACCCGAAGTTCCTGCTGGACCAGTTTCACCAGACGTACCACTACTTCCTGAAGTTCCTGAGGAACCAGAAGTTCCTGCTTGTCCAGGAACACCACCCACATTGATTTGCCAATCGGTGTACGGACCACCAGAACCTACTGTTGATGTTACATTAATAACTAATGTATCTGTACCGTCATCATAACTGACTACATCACCTTCCATTCGTGTTGCATAATCTGCTGCTCTTGCGACAATGACTGTTTGTCCGTTGGTATATGCTAATCCACTACCATCTACGGTGAATGATTTGTTTCCTGTTCCAATTGAATGAGATGTAGATGATGTGGTTGCGTAAATATCACCATTTACACCACTTGTACCAGATGACCCCGATGTACCCGAAGAACCGCTAGTTCCAGATTCTCCAGAGGTACCAGACGAACCCGATTCACCTGAAGTTCCACTGCTACCAGATGTACCAGATTCTCCAGAGGTTCCCGATGAACCACTGGTTCCAGATTCTCCACTGGTGCCACTACTACCTGTTGTTCCTGACGTACCATTTTGTCCGGAAGTTCCACTACTGCCAGAAGTTCCTGAACTTCCACTTGCTCCTGTTGCTCCAGAGGTGCCACTTGAACCCGATGTTCCTGTACTACCAGAAGAACCAGAGGTACCATTTTGTCCAGAGGTACCACTAGTGCCCGATGTTCCAGAACCACCACCGCCACCACCATTCATTGCATAACTTGCAGTGACTACATATGACGCTGTTACTGCTGTATTTGCCCAACTACTGGTTCCAAGTAATGAACCAGTGATTCCGTTTGTGACATCCAATGACCCACTAAATACAGCTGGTCCAATATTAGTTAATGTCGATGAACCAGAAATCGTAAGTGAACCAGTAACTTCAATTCCTTCCTTTGCCACAAACTTTTTATTTGCAGTAATTCGACCATCGGTGTAACTTGCTGACCCTTGGAATTCCAATGGAATGTATGCCGTGTCTATCGTACTACCACTATGTATGTATATACCAGGATTAATTTTACCTGCCAATTGAGGTCTTGTACTTGCTAATTCATATGGTTGTGCCATCAATCCAATATATTCACCATTTGATTCATTGAACAAACCATATCGGTTTACTGATGTAGAATGAACTCCACCAGAAACATAAAATATACCAGTTCTGGAAATTCTAACTGCACCTGCATCTGTTCCTACACCACCACTAATTTGTAACAAGTCCGTGGATGGATTAAATAATAGTGTTCCACCATTTGTAGCAATAACAGACTCACTTAAAAATGTAATAGGAAAATTGTGATTAGTGTCTGTATAAACTGTATCCAATGGGGCGTATGCAGCATATGATGCACTTCGTGCGACAACAGCGTGCGATGCACTTTCAACTGGAAAATAATATACTTGGACCGAACTAGATACTAGTCCTTCTGGTATATTTGATAAATTTTCCCATGTGTTATTAGCAATATAACTAGCCGTTAATGCATAACTTGCACTAGTAATATAACTAAGTCCACCACTTGGTGTTGGGACAATAACACCTTCACTACCAGTAAGATAAATACCAGCAGAAACTATATGAATACCTGCTGCTACACTTGCAGTTCCATATAACGAAGCAGATAGTCCAACTGGTACATCAATTGTTAGTTTATTATTAGTAACGGCGGTAGTAATACCATTTACACCACTAATAATTAAATCATCTGTGAGTAATGATAATGTATCACTTCCAGTTGACCCACTAATACGGAGGTCAGTTACTAGTCCTGTAAGTTGTGACCCATCACCCTTAAATGATCCTGTGATTCCACTTGAAGCGGAAAGTGGTCCTTGTATTGATACCGATCCCGTAAATTGATGAGTGTCATCTAAAGAATCGCCAAACTTTGTTGAACCAGAAGCGTAAATAATAGAAGAAGATACTAATAGTTGTTCTGCACTAATAATACCTTGAACTGTTAAGTTGTCTGTAATTGTTGTCGAGCCGGTAATAGATACTGACCCACTGATTTGTCTATTAATAGTTTCTGCAAACGCAGCATAAGAAGCACTATCTACCGATCCAGTATCTAGTGCGAGTGTAAATTGTTCACCATTACCTCTTGTAAAAGTAATTGTATTTCCATCTAAAGATGCGCTTAGTAGATTACCCGCTGCTAACGATGAACTAACGGAACTAAACGCGATATCTACAATAGATGGATACGAACCTGACCTGTATACTGAGGTTTGTTGGCTTTTTATTAAAACTGTAAGACTGGGAATATCTAGTTCTATGGACATTTTTATCTCGTTGCTGCAGGACGAACTACAAAGTATCCTTCTAAAATTCTACGAGTAATAGAACCACTTGTCATTTTGACATCATATACATATTTTCTTTGGTTTAATAGTTCTGTTTCTGTTGTATCTAGTGACATAAACAAACTACCACAGACATATGGTTGTAATTTTTGAATTACAAAGGTTGCTGCTACATCTTCTGTACTATAATTTTCTCGGAGTTGCGCTACAAATTCTTGACCAACAATGTTTAAAGGTGCGCCAGTATCGTCATTAATAACAGTCATCAATATTTTAAAGGTTTCCCCCTGACCAATATTAAATTCAGTAATTTCTGCCATAGTTTCTCTCGAAAAATATACCTTTCTATAAGTATCACAAAGAATTCATATATAACAAAAACCCCACGGTTTCCCGTGAGGTTTTTTTATTTGTAATCTACTGTTAGTAGTTGAGGATGCAGTAGTCTGGTTGGATGGTAAGGGAGATACTCATTGGGTCATCTTTTTCCCAACTCATTTCACCAAATTCAACCTTGGTAATTTGTGAACCCTTTAAAATCCATTCTTCAACTTTATCACCTACTGGACCAAGAACATTAATAAGAATATCCTTCTTATAGAATTCTGCGTATCCGTCACGACCCGTAACTGATTCGTGGTGAAGACGAACCCATTCCATTACTGCTTGTGCACCAGATGGAACGATTGGGTCGTATAATTCGAATGTCATTTCATCCCATACAGTCTTACCCTTGATATAGCGTTGAAGATTGATATGGTCTAAACGCTTCTTTTCTTGGGTAATCTTTGGACGGTCTGCCTTCTTGATAAGATAGGAAGGAACCCCATCAAGTGACAAAATATATCGATTCGCAGTCTTTGGTTCGAATGCGGTGAAAAACAGTTCTTGTTCATTAACCAAAATTGCCATATGGCTCTCCAAATATAGATTAGTACTTTAAATAAATAGTGTCTATTAAAAAAACTGATTAGATTGTATCGAAGGTTGCACCAGTTGGGAGAATGTTGAAATCCAACTTGATGAATTCAGCGGTACGGGTTGGTTGGAGATAAATTGCACCTGCCAAGATGTTTTGATCGATGATATCTGGGGTGTTGTTTGTTTCGTCCATTACTACACGGAAAGCGGTCAACCCAGAGCGTTGTTGAATTGCTGCGAGATATGGATTGACAATATTCAAGAAACGATTACGAGTTTCTTCAGTATTTTGTTCAAACACTAAATATCGTGCAGAACTTGCAATAAACTTCTTAACAGTTATAAGAAGACGACGAACATTTACACGGTCAAGTGCGGATGGACGTTTTTGTAATGTCTTTTGTCCCCACACACAGATACCTTGTCCTGGGAATTGTGCGATTGGATTTACCTTTGATTCATAAAGAGTATCGCGTTGTGTTTGGCTGAGTCTTGTCTTGACACCAACCGCACCTGGTATTCCACCACGATTTAAACCTGCTGGTGCGAACCATTCTGCACCAACATTATCACTATATTGATATACTTCTGGAAGTACTACTGATGGTGGTGCCCAAATGAAATTACCACTTATATCATCAAGAACACGAACCCAAGGATAGTATCCTGCTGCATAGTTTGTATCAAGAAGTTGTGCGTTTGAAGTTACTGAATCAATGGTTGCGTCAAGAACATCAAGGTCTAGAATATAGAAACAGTCACCACGTTGTTCACAAATATCAATTGCAGTTTGAGCCACATTTGTATGTTGTGAATAAAGAACACCAGGTACTACTAAGAGATTAAAGTCTATTGCATCTGCATTACTCAATTGAGTTAACGCTCTCTTATATTCTACTGAACCCGATGCAGATGCGTTTTGAAGATTAAATCCTTGAGTATTTGTTGATGTAATACTTGAACCAATTGCAATTTCACGATTTGGTTTAAATCCATCAAATCCACCTTGAAATGGTACAGAAAATTTTCTGTACGAGATGTGGCTAGAGTTTGTTAATGATAGTGTAGCACCGGCGACTTCGTTAGATGGAAGATTTTCAAGACTAAATTCACTACCAACTGTGTTTGACCCTACCGTTGGTGCCAAATATGATAATGAAGAAAGTTTACTACCAGATGCATATACACCATCAAAATTAAATCCATAGTATAAGTTAGAATTTCTGGTTGCATTTGCATTATATCCTGGAACACCAGAATTTACCCATGCAGAAGTAACATATGCTTGATTTGATACTTGCCCCGATGTAGAAGGATACACAGACTTCAACGCTGCGAATCCGTATGGTAATGCGTTTGATGGGATTACATTTGTACTCATTTCTACTCTAATATATGATGAAAGATTTGGGAAATCTCCTTCATATGACATAAACCCGGTGTCTGAATTGTATGTTGGTACACTATTACCGATTCTTCGTGCAATATAATTTGCGTCTCTCGGATTTAAATTTACAGTGAAACTTTCTAATACAACAAACTCTGCATCTGTGTTGTTGAAGTCTCTAACTTGGATTGTAAAAGTACCGTATGGTTGATTTTCATCATTACTTGGTCGTATATTATTGATTGATACTTTTATGTTCTTATTTGCTCCTGTTCCATCATTAATAGTGTGTAATTTAAACAACTCATATTTTTGACCACCAATAGTTTGTGATTTAATCCATGGTGTAGTTGCATTTTGATATTCGGTTCTTAAATCTAGTGTATCTAAACTCCAAGAATAATGTAAAGCTTCAGTATAATTACCAACTTGATTAATAGCATCAGGAAATACCGCATACACATAAGCGGGTATTGTAGTCGATACTGTTTGTGAATCACTTCCAAATACATTTGTGATAAAAGATGTATTTGTTGCGTTAGGACTGATACCACTTGCTGAGTAGTGAATACCCGCAGAACTACTGACCATTAAACTAAAACTTGAGGTAGTACCACCTACCGCTACATCAGTAATATTACTACCAGAAATTGTTGGATGTAGTACGGCAAATACTTTGTATCCACCAGAACCAGATGCGTAGATAGTTGCTACACTTGAGGTATATCCTGCTAATCCAAGAACACGAACAATTGTTGCACTACCTGCTTCTTGTAAGTAGTTCTTTACGGTATATCCCATGTATGACTTACCATCGGGTTCACCAAATTGTGTTACAAACCCTTCATTTCCCCTCACTAGTGTCGGAATGAATGCTGGTCCTTTAGTTGTTGGACCAACAAACGCCGCACCTATTTCTGCAACGCCTTGTGCGAGGAATGATTGGTCGCGTTCCTGTGTAAAAACACCAGGCGACACTATTATTTGTTCTGGCATACGGTATTCTCCAAACTAAATTTGTTATTTCTCTGGTGTAAATTCGCCTGTTTCAAAATCAATTGAGCCAGCGCCATACTTGTCCGATAACCGTTTAATTAGTGTTTGTTCTTCTTCCAATAACCTTTTAAACACAGTTGTTTGTTCTTCCAGTTTATTATTCAATTCAGTTATATCCAACTTTAATAATTGAATTTGTAAAGTTGTTTGTCCTGATTCTGAAACAATCACAGCTAATTTATTTCTTAAATTATTAATTTCTTCTATTTCTTCCTTCAAAATTTGTGTCATAAAACCCTCTTTTTGTGTAGAAAACAACTCGTATTATAAATATATCTTTTTTTATCTAAACATCAATTATTCAGACTCTATTTCTGTGAAAGTAACAACTTTTTTAACCGAATATCTCTTCTTACTGGTTCCTGTTCTATTGTTAAATTTGTCTAGTTGACTTTTTGGTAACAGGTAGGCATGTACAGTCATATCAAACTGTGTGCGTACCACGCGGTCTTCTGTATTAGGTAACTCTGTTAGAGGTTCAAATGACTTCACAGAAGTACGGAATTTATAGTTGTTTTGGTCACCCCAATATTGGTCCGTTTCGAACGATATATTTTCTACAACAGAATTCATTTGTTCCATATATTCAGTCCAAATCATACACCGATATGTTACTTCATAATAATCGGGTACCGTAGTAACCAGATATTCCCGACTTGGGGTAATATTATTAATTACTGCAAATTGGTCATATGGATTTCTTCTATTCCATCCTGTTTCAAAGGTTCGTTCCAAATACTTGTTAATAGGAGAATTTATAAGGGATTTTTTCATTGCAGTTCGACGAATCATAATCATTGGAAGTTGAATTTTTCCAATAGAATCACGCATAACTCCATCACGTTGTGCGGACTTCCAACGTTCAGGATCACCATATATAACTGGTACTTTTACTGCAACACCTGTCTGTGTCACCACTGGTTTGATTTTATCGTTCATATAACGAAGAATAGCATTATCTATCGTATACAATGTGACCGCAACAGATGGAGTACTTCCAATTGCAATGTCATTTGCTCTGTTTTCTACCGCTTCTATTTTTTGTTGGTCATTTGTAACTTTTACTGGTTCTTTATACTCTGGGTTAAAGGTCATACTTGTGCCTCTTCGATATCAATACTTGTACGGCGGGTAAGATGTGCCATACAAATGATTGCGGTATTAAACCCTGGCTTACCTGCGATAAGTTGTGTTTCGGTGATATTATGTATTTCATAATAGTGATTGTTGTACCCAACAATATCACCAATTTCTGGATAAGTGTTGACTTCCTGTAACATACGACGAGCAAATCTAAATTCAGTTTGTTGATTTTGATTAACACCAAATCCTTCTTCGCGAGCAGGAGTATTTTTATCGTATTTGACAATAGCGTTTACTTTTACAGGAGTATATCTAGGTTTAACTGTACTTTCGCCATAAATATTAACTTTTGCAGACGCTACTACGATTTTATATAAAGTAACCCCCACATCCATTGTTTCATCAATTAATTCGCGGGTGATGTGTTGAATGAATTCAAAATCTCGTTGCGTAACGAACCGTGCCATGTATTATCCTACGTAGATAAGAGTTGGAATATTACGGAACATTTCTTGTGTATTTTTAGAATTTTCTGCTTGTTTTTTCATCTGTGCTTGCAATCCAGTTTCTTCGAGAGTTTCACGAAGTTCTTTAATGAGTGATTCTTTTTCTTCGATAGCTTCTCTTCGTAATAGTTCTCCGTCCATTTTGATTTCACCGTCGGGATATGGAATTTCTGAGAACTTAGACCGAATAATACCTAACAACTCTTTTGCTAGTGCAAGTGTATATTTGAATATCCAAGTGCGAGACATATCATTTGTTTTAGTATACGAAATGTGCTCATACGGAAGATTTGATAAGTCACTAGCTATATCAGAACCAGATTGGAATGTATTTGCCTGTTTATCGTCAACAACCATGTAATCAAAAAATACTGGTTTATCTTCTTTAAATATTGGTGTAAATCTTATAATATTATTAGAAATTTCAAATCCATATTGACTCTTACGGATCATATCGTTGACTTCAATTGCTTGAATACGGAGAAGGTCTTCGTATGCAGGCATCATCACGAATGTGACCGGGGGAGAGTATCCGTCAAATCCAAATTCACTCATTAAGTTAGTTAGACCAAGACCAGTGGTTGCAAATGGGTCATAATAACGCGCAATTGCTGGTGGCATATAGTGATACACACGACGAATTTCTATTTTTTTACCACTTTCACTTACATCTGCCCATAGTGTTTTTAAGTCATATGATTGGGTATAAGCGGAAGCGGAAATGTATCCTCGTTTGATAGTTACATCACCACCAGATTGTGCTTCAACACCGTAGTCTGATGCGAGTTTTACAACTTGTGGAATTGCAGAACCAATAATATTGCGTTGAGTTGCAGATGTAGTCGTTGATACACCTTGCAAATTCATCATGTATTCCCTAGCATTAAATTGATTTACTTGGTTGCCATATGTTGTGATTGCTTCTTCAAAGCAAGAATAAATTTGCTTATCAATTAATTCAACTTCAACTATTGGCCAACCAAGCTTTCTTGCAACAAATTCTGCTACTTTTGGTGCATCATTTTGAAATTCTTGGTCATTGTCAAAAAAATTGAACGCTGTTAAACCATATGGGTTACGAGGAAAACCATCATAAAAAATTGGTTCTTGTGTTTCCATAATTCTCTCTAATTAGGGACTTACAATAAATAGTTTTATTAAATCATTAAGTGGTATTTTTGTGAATAGAAATAAAAAGGGTGACCTTTCGGCCACCCTAATTATTTTCTTCGTTAATTCGTCAGATTAGACAGTTTGAAGTCCACTGATGTAAATCTTACCGAAGAATTCTGGGCGTACGACCTTCTTAGCATAACGGGTCATCACACCACGACGTGGAGTGAAGTTATTTGGGTCATACACTAATGGAGTCATGATGAGTGGGATATATGGAGCATATACTGCACCAGTTTCGAGGAAGTTACTTCCACGGAAGCCCATCAACATTACATTTTCCTTCATGTATGGGTTCTTGTAGATGGTGTAACGGTTTGAGAATGAACCAACCTTGGTTACGCCACCTGCAAATTCCATCTTGTCACCATCGGTGTTGGTCATGAAACCTGGGATGGTTTCGATGATTGTTGCAACGGTTGGTGAAACAACTGCGAAGTTTGCACCACCACGCATGGTGAGTTGGTGAATCTTGTTACTTACCTTTTGCATCTTTTGACCGAGTGTTTGGTACCAGGTCATGTTGGTCCATGCAGTTCCAGTGAAGGATGATGCTGCGAATGCGCCGGTTACTGAGTTGTAAGTAGTACCGATTGTTGATGACCAGTATTCGGTGGTGAGACTTGGTACTGCTGCAATTAACATATCAAGGATTTCGAGGTCGATTTCGGTTGAGATGTAGTCACTCAACATTGCAGTGAGTTCTGCTTCTGCGTCGATTGAGTGGTATGCGTTCAAGTCTTGTGCGAGTTCTGGTGACCATACTGCCTTCAACTTACGGGTCTTAGCAACGATAGTTTCACTCTTAAGTTCGAGGTCAACTTGTGGGATTGCTAAGTCGGTTGAACCGTCGCGGTCTTCGAAATCACCACGGGTGGTATCGGTTGGTTGCTTACTGTAGGTGACCTTATCAACAGTCTTGGTGCCTGATGCTGCGGTGTTGATGATGAAGGTGATGTTGGTTCCATCATACTTGGTGAATTCTGGGAGAACAAGTGCTGCCATGTCTGCGCCTGAACCACTTGGTACGAATGAACGAACTGCGAGGAAGTCTGCGTTTGAAGCACTTGCTGCTGGAACAACGTACTTACTGAGACTTGCAGTGTTGTAAAGGGTGTTGAAGTTGACATCTGACCAACTTACTGATTGTGAAGCTACTGGAACGATGGTTACTGATACATCGTTGATTGAGTAGCCGAATGCGCCTGCGCCGTATAAGCCGCCTACGTCTTGGTTACCGAATGCACTATAGTTGTTACTTAATGCGGTACCATAGAGTGATTGACCAGCGGTCTTTCCTGCTACAGTGTTGCCGTACTTGAAGTCCATGAAGAACACAAGTCCTGAAGGAAGGTTCATTGGTTGGACTGATACGAAGTTCTTACTTGCGATACTTCCGAAGACCTTACGGACTAATGGAAGTGCTACAC